TGTCCAGGCGTGTACGGCATCCCTTGTGGTCGTTGCTGAGCTTGTTGTTGTGAATCGAACGTGGGCATCATCATGGATGCCCCCAGGGCTCCTGCTAGCGGGACACCGCTGGTGACCAGCTTGGAGCCGAAGCCCTTCGCACCGCCACCGAACCAGCCGTGACGGCCTGCACGGTAGAGGTCGCCCATCCGCTGTCTGCCGATGGCCTTGCCGAGCCCCATACGCGCAGCAGAGCCGCCCATACGCCAGGCTGCGCCACCGAGGGCACCACCTGCGAAACCGCGCCCGAAGGCGCTGAGCCGGTCTCCTGGCTCGGCTGTGGCGGCGTTCAGGCCGCCACTGAGAAGACCGAAGGCCGCTGCGTCACGCGCTGCGCCTTGGCCCGCTGTGCCCAGGAACTTGGCAGCTCCGGGACTCACCTTGCCCACTTGGCTCACGGCTTTTTGGCCCAGCCAGCCCATAGGCTTGGCTGCACCACTGATGAGCTTGCCGCCTGTGTGTTTCCACAGGGCACCGAGAGCAGGCTTGAGGACGGTGCCCCAGATGGCCTCCTTCTCCATATCGGAGAGACCAAGGTCTTCGAGTGCAGCTTGCGCACCGGCCGTCTTGAAGAGGACACCGGGGTCCATGGGACCTACCTCGACCTGCGCGTTCGCTTGGCGAGCGCCGTCGATGAGGTCTTGGACAAGCTGAGCACCGTTCATCACCAGGCTCCTCTTGCGGGCAAACGCGCAGCGTACTGCTGCGCGCTCTCCCCTACTGGAAGCGCCCGTGGTACTCCGGGAAGTCCGGTAGGCATAGCCGTCGCAGCCGTGGTGCCTACGTTCTTCGCGGCACCAGCCCCACCACCTCCGAAGAGGCTCTTGATACCGCCCCAGGCTTTGCCGCCGAGCCACTTGAGTCCTCGTCCAACCCACGGAAGAGCACGGAAGAGCACGGCTTGCGACCGCTGCGATAGCGGGAAAGGCGGCTTCTTTGGTGGGGTCGAGTCCGACATCCAGCATGGCTTGCTGGGCGCCGGCCACCTTGAAGAAGTGCTCTTCGTGAACCTCAGCGACTTTCACGTGAGCGTTAGCTCGACGTGCGCCGTCGATGAGATTCTGGACGAGTTGCTCCCCGGTCATCGTAGCTCCTACGAACTGATGAGGTGCAGCCCAATCCTGTTCAAGGGCTTGGGCATGTTGATGCTCATGTACGCCTCGACGCGGTCAGCCGCTGCGGTGCTGACACCCAGCGACGTGATGGACGCATCGTTGAGCGGTGCGCCAATCTTGGCGTACTTGCGGAGCTTCAACAGGTCGATGCCCGTGTTCATGGCTTGCTTGAGGAAACCCATGGTCTCCTCGGTGATGTTGTAGACACCCAGGAAGTCGTCGAGGATGTCCTGGAAGAACAACGCGATGAAGTCGAAGTTCTTGACCAGGCTGTACTCGCCGGTCTGGAGGGTGTCCGCGTCGGTCGTGAGCTGATGCACGCAGTAGGGCAGCGAGTTGGGGCTGTCCTGTGCGAAAACGAACCATCCAGCGTCCGAAATCTCGGTGATTTGGGTGTCGCTGAAGTAGCGCGTCGAGTGCTGGATTTCGTCGATGCCTGCGATGCCCAGGTTGGTGAAACCCTGGTGCGAGGGCAGACCGGCAGTCATGCCACCAACGACGCCTGCGAGGTAGTACCCCGGCTGGTCGTCGGCATCCTCGGGGGTTGTCGACGTGGAGCGCGTCTTGGACCCATCCACGAGTCCGTTGACGGTGACCTCATCCGGCCACACCAGAACGACGCGACGGCTGTTGAAGCTCTGCGAGATGGTCGACAGTTCGTCGACCATGTCGTCCTTCGTGAGGTCGCGGCTGATGCGGTAGTTGAGGTCGGTATCGCCATCGACAGGGTCTTGCGCGATGACGTCCGAGTAGGCAGCGAGAACGATGTCGTTCTCGTTCGGGATGAAGGCTACCACGTAGCCGTAGTTGGTCGTGTAGTCCGTTCCCGTGATGGGGTTCGGGACTTGCAGCTCGTCGGTGGCCTTCACCAGGTCGGTGCTGAAGGTCGCCGTGGCATCCGAGATGATGCGGAAGGGTCGCCGGGTCGTGGCGGCGCGAGCCGTGGTGACCGAAACGACCGTGGAGACCTGCGAACCCGTGGTACCGCCGGTGTCGTCGGCCAGGGTCAGGCTGTGATGCGCGACCTCGACCACTCCGGGAGGGCCAGCGGCGTTGAGCGCCGTGATGAGCCAGTTGCCCGCGTTGCCCACAGGGGCCGTGAGCACCAGCACATTGCCGACCATTCCGGTGGTGCCGGTGATGGCGGGCATGCTGACCGTCGGACCTGCGGCGACACAATCGCCAGCAGTGAACGAGGTGCTCGCGACGGGCGTTCCGGTTCCCCGGATGATGTAGTACTGCACGTTGCCAGTGAGCTTCGAGGTGTCGTTCGGAACCGACGGGTCCGGGAATGCCGAGGCGTCTTGCACGCGCAGACGTTGCTCGTCGTAGACCTCGGCGATGGTGTACTCGCCCTTGCGACTGTCCACGGCGGTATCGCTCACGATGACGAGCTTGTCACCCGCGCGAACGTCGTCGGTGAGGAAGGTCGCAGCCTCGTCGACGAAGACGATGGCGTCATCAGCCGCCGCGATAGTGGTGCCGGTGATGGCGCCCTTCACGCACTTGTGGCTGCCGTCGGTGTACGCGCCGCTGATGGTCTTCTCGGTCGGAAGCTTTTGGGCTCCGATGACCACACGGAACTTCTGGGGAATGCCCGTGGTTTCCGCGTTGGAGACGCTGGCCAGGCCTTCCACACTGGTCTTGTAGGTGGCGATGATGCTCTTGTCCTCGGTGAGGGGCACGATGGCGTAGATGTCCTTACGCCCTTCGATGACCTCCAGGCAGTCGCTGTGCCCGGAAGCGTTGTCCGATTTGACGCCGAAGAACTGGATGGGGGTCGTGGTGTTTTTGAGCGCGGTGGCCACGACGCCCGCGAGTGGGTTGCGGGAGTCGATTTTGCCGATTTTCGACACAATCTCCGTTTCCGAGGAGCAGGTGTCGACGCTTCGAAGGTCTTGGCGCAGCGAGATGTACTCGATGTAGACCTTCGCGTAGGTCACGACGCGCGGCGTGGTTTCGCCCGAAAGGACGGTGGTCACGCCACCACCGATTTTGATTTGGTTCAGGGTGACCGTCACGAAGGAGGAGCTGATGGCCACGTCGTCCACTTCGCGCTCGATGCGGAACAGGAGGTCGGTGGCAGTCGCCGCGAAGTTCGTGGTGGTGCGCAGCGCCGTGGCACTGTCGACCGCCAAGACGCGCTTGACGAGGTCGGTTCCACCACCCGCCGGGTCCTCGATGATGAGGTAGTCGCCGGCTTTGACACCCGCCGCAACGAAGTCGATGGGTGTGCCTCCCGTGGCGGTGACCACGTTCGAGTTGATGGTGACGTCCGCGCCCGTCGAAACGTCGGCGTCGTCGTTGTCTTCGGCGATGAGCACACGGCACTCGTCGAAGTAGACTTGGACGCTGGACGAATCGAGGACCGCGCCGGTCTTGTTTCCCGGCGGGTCGGCCACCGTGATGGCGTCCGTGTAGAGCGCCGGTGGCGTGTACGGATTGTCGGCCTCTTTCGTGCCGTAGTCCGAACTCGTCTGGATGTCTCCCTTGTCATCCAGGTAGTCCTTAATCCAGTACGCGGGTCCCGCGACCAGACAGTTGAGGTCCGGAGTCGTTGGCGTCACCGTGACGGTGGCGTATTCCTGATAAACGAGAACAACAGGTCTGGCCATGGGTATCTCCTGCGGTCCGTCAGCAAACGGTCAGAACTAACGTGAACTGCACGATAGTTCGACCGAATTATAGGTGGCAGAGGCTTATTTCACAAGCGGCGTTGATGCTTTAGGTCTCCGGCAGCTCGCCGCTGCTACGTGCGACAAGCTCCAGTAAATACTCGTTCGCGCTCATTCCGCTCTCCTGAATTTTCAGAGCGATTTCGGAAAGCAGAGGCGCAACGGGGACCACGGTCCAGCGCACGTTGTACTGTACTTGAAACGTCACCTGTGTCGTCCAGGCTTCCTGGTCATCCTCGTAGGGAACGGTGCGGCCCAAGGCCGGGGGACTCATGTCGTGCAGCGAGAAGACCTTTTGAATGACGTCAGACGCCACATGGATGCTCCAGTGCGTGACGTCTCCCAGGATGGCGCTCTCGCCTTTGCGGCTTGAAACGCAATCGATGAGGATAGGTACTGTCGAGAGACACCATTGAGCATCCTTCGAGTCCCGGAAGCGGTGTGCCGCTCGGTCTCCGATGATGCTCTTGCCGTAGACGCTTTGGTCCTTGTCTACATAGATGGCAGGTTTTGCGCCCCGCTTGGTTTCGTTGTCTTCGAAACTGGACTCGATGAAAATCTTGGCTTTGTTGGCGTCTTCGTACCAAGGGTAGTCGCTGGGACCATTGCCTGGTGCAAATCGTTCCCGTAGGAACGCCACAAAGATGCCCACGATGGCCAGGGGAGAGCCGTCGACAATCATTGCTGACGTCTGCGCCGGTGCTCTGACCGGAGGTGGCTTTCTTAGGCCGTATCCGCGTTCTCGAGTCATAACAGTGGTGGTGTCGCTCTCAAGTCCACAGGTATGGTGTACTCAACTGCATCGTGCGCGAGTAGAGACGTGGTGACCTGTTGATGCACGGTCCGCCTACGTAACTCGGTCTGCCGTTGGTTTCGTACCTCGTGTCTTAGGTTCGTAGCCGTTTCGATGATGAGGTCTTTGTCTTGGAGCAGCGGGACGTCCAGTAACGTGATGACGTGAGGCGCTGCTTCTTTTTTGTTACGTTCTGTGGTTTGTGCTTGTACGTTTTTTGGTGTGTTGATGCGACCCCAGACGATGACCGGGTCCCAGTATCCGCCCACGAATGACGTTCCATAGCAGGTGGAACAGTACTCCTTGGTGGTCGCGCGTGTCGTGGGGTCGTAGCAGTCGGGACACCGTTCGCCCCAGAAACGTCGTTTGAGCAGCGCCAGGCGTACGCCGTTGTGCCGTTTGAACAGAATCTGTTCGTCGTAACGAAGGCGTCGACGCAGGCCGCGTTGAATGGGGTCCAGCTCGGTTTCGAGTCCATGAGGGTCGCTCGTGGCACCGTTCACGCAACCGGAGGGTGGAACAACCCTTACCTTGTAGTAGATGTCTCGCTGAAGTGAATAGAGATGCGCTTTGCCGTCATCGGGCAGATGCGGCTGGTCGGTCATGTCGTCGATGTAGTTGAAGCTGTTCTGCACGCCTTCTTGGAGCGTCTCCCAGGGGCCTTCAGTGGACCCGCTACGCTGCACGCTGAAGGTGTAGGAGCCGCTCTCCGTGGGGTTATCCAGGTCCCATTGGATGAAGACACGCTTTGGAAAAAGCGGCGTGACCTTCGTGATGTGGATTCCCAGCGCCATCAGAGTCCGGTTCTCGAGTCGATGTCAGGAAGTACGCCGAGCTGCACGCGTCGGTCGTGCTCGTTCCAGAGGTCTTGTGTGCTGCCCGGCGTGTAGTCCACCTTGTCCGCAGGACGGCCATCCGGACCATTCGTGGCAGGGTCGCCTACTTCGCGATGAACCTGGAACGTCTGGTCTTCAGGTCGCTCGAGAGACGCGCCGACCTTTGCGAGTGCCGCCAGGCACCCGAGCTTGTAGAAGTAACTAGCTGTAGCGCCGTCCGACATAGCGATATCCTGACCCGATGGTTCCGTAACCACCTTCCATGTTCTGTTGGTTCTTGATGTCTCGCGCCATGGGCAACCACTCGGCGCGGAGTGCTTGTGCGAGTGCCTGGTACGCCTGGGCCTTTTCGTAGATGCCTGTGGGAGCGATGTCTCCGTCTTGCACGCTGATTTGGTTTCGGAGTTGATGAAACGTTTCGCTCATCATGAGGAAACGCGCAGTGCCCAGAAGCAGCAAGTACTCGTTGGGAAAATCGCTGCCATCATGCAGGAAACTGCTCACCGGAGTCAGGCCGTTGAACGCGGACACCGCCATCTTCACAGCAAAGGTCAGTTCATTCGGGCCGAACTGCACGTCGTCCAGAATGATGTTGCCTTGGCCGCCGGGGAGGTGACCGAGCGCGTAGTCCCGCAAGAACATACGGATTTCAGTCTCCGTTACGACTGCGGGGGTTGTTGGGGTTCCGACTACCGGCATGCTTTACTCCGTAAATCAGTGACGCGCCTGGTCCGACCGGATGTAGATGCGGACCCAGGGTTTGCCCGTGGCCGCAGCACACGTGATTTTCACCTTCTCACCAGGCATGACATCCATGCGAGGAGACAGTTCGATTTTCTTGCCGGTGCCCGCACCCAGTTGGAACTCGCCAGCGGAAGTTACCACACCCGCTGTCCACGCCACATCGGCCGTGCCGAGGTACGCGTAGATGTGTTCGAGAACCGTGGGTTGCTTGTGGTCCAACGAGAACAGACCGCCACCATCCGCTTCGTCCAGCGTACCTTCCGGAGTAGTCGGTCCTGGATTCTTCATGCGGATGATGCCGTCGTCAGTGTTCACGAAGGGGACGAAGTCCTGTTCGCCGGCTGGTTCGGACGACAGGGCTGGAACCACACCAGCTAGTGCCGTGCCTGCGGCGAACTTCTGTTCGATGGCTCGGCAAATTTGTTCGTCATCGAGGACGGTTTGTCTGATTTCCATGGCACTCTCCTATGGGACGACGACTTCTTCGGTATCCGGTCCGAAGGCTCCGGGTTTGTAGAACTGTACGGTGTACGTGAAACCCGCTTCCACGGTCACCGGATTGACCCATTCTCCGTTCGCATCTGTCGTCGTCACACCGACCACGGACGTGAAGTTCTCGAGGTCGTAGTCGGCTTTCTTGTAGACGCGTACCTGTGCTCCCTCGATGGGTGTACCGTCCGGGTCTTTGTACTGCAACTGGTTCTCGACACCGTAGTCCTCGTTCAACACAACCGTGTTGGGGAACGGGGGAGGTGTCGTGGATTCTGAAGGTTGAAACGGGTTGCCCCAACCACTGACGTTGCCATCAGTGTCTTCCGCACGGATGCTGTACCAGTGCGTCAGCGACCCGGTGACATCGTCGTAGAAGAAACGATTGGTCGCTGAATCGTAGTTCGGTCCCAGCAAGTCGTGCGCTATGGAGACGAGGTCTGCCCAGGTACCTGGTTGGCCGTTGTCGTCGGGTGCACGACGAACGTCGTACTCCTTCATGTCCGCTTCGGTGTTAGGCAACCAGGTAATTTTGACGCTCATGTCTCATGTCCTTCGGGGCACTTCGGCACGGCCGGAGCTTCGGTGCCTGTCTCTTCACTCGCCTCCGTACCTTTGGGTACTTCTGGTGGGTTAATTGTAGGGTCATAACCCGTAGTTCCACAAGGTACAGATGGAACGGACGGGCCAGAAGCTTCCGCACGCGTCGGAACAGCCGGTGGTGTTAGCGCAGGGTCCTCTGCGGTAGCACCACACGGAGGAACCGGTGCGGTACCCGCAACTGCTTGGGCACCGTCGGGTGCGCGGAGTCCTCCGATGTTGCAACAATCCTGGAGCATGCCGTCCGTGATGAGAGATACGCTCATGAATCACGTACAGACCGTGCAGTGCGCGCTTTGCACGGTTCCCCAGGTGTTTCTGTCGAAGTGAAGGAGTACGTAGCGAATTCGCCTTCGCCTGAGCCTCCGTCCGTCGCAGCGAGGGCAGCGGCTTTCGTACGAAACAACCGAATCCGACCGGAGAGCATCAGACCTTGTGTGTTGTAGGTCATCTGGTCAATGAAGTAGTTCTCCTTTTGCAGCGCTACGATGCGTTGTACGGCGTCACCGAATGACCCCGCCAAGGTATGGTCCGCTTGCATCGCGTTCCAGACTGCGTTGGCGATGATGGTTGGCGAGATGGCAGAAGATTCCCAGGACCCGCTGCCGTGGACTCCTGAGAGCACGAGGTCTACGGCTGCGGGCAAGGCGTCGAGCTGGTCGCTGAGGTCCTTGAGGTCGTCGGCATCGGTTCCACGAATGCTGGCTTCGGCCGCGTCCAGTTCCGCTTTGGTGGGCGGGTCATAATCAATGAGCGCTTGGTCCGCCTGTGCTTTGACCTCGGGCACGGTCGCGTGTTCTTGCACTTCAGCGCCGAAGGTACCTGGTGTGGTATGCGCGACTTTCGCTTCTTCCCACACTTGACCTGCGATAGCCCCCGGCGTTGCGCCTTCCCAGCTTCCACTTCCGTGTGCGGCAGCGAGACGCGCAGCAACCTCATCGACGATTTCATCACGTCCCGACGTTGCGATTTTGGCGGCCGTGATAGCGTCGTCGACGAGGTTCATCTCTGCGCCCGGTGCTGCACGGGTGCTGATGGGCATGTCGACTTTGGGCTGCATGTCGGCGGTGTCTGCCAGAATCTCCTGAACCTGACCGCCACCACCAGGGGTATCCTTGGTGCCGGTGATGCCCAGGACGGCACGAATCTCCTCACGCTCATCTGTGGACCAGTCGCTGGCAGTTCCATCCCAAGCACCGGCTCCGTGGGTTCCTGAAAGTTGGGCGTCAATCTGGGCGGCTGTGGGTTTCCCGTCGAGTTGGTCAGAGAGTGTTTTGAGCGTGTCACCATCCGCTCCGCGAATGGCAAGTTCGGCTGCGTCAAGTTCCGCCTTGGTGGGCGGGTCATACGCGTTGAGCGCGGCCGTGGCAGCCGCTTGTGCTTCAGCCTGCGTGGCGTGTGTTTGTACTTCCGCCCCGAAAGAGCCAACGATGTTGTGTCCGCCTTTCTGCTCGTCCCAGACCGCGTCTGCGATGAGCGTTGGTGTCACGATGGTTGGGTCGACGTGTAGCTCGTAGCCCGTCGGAAGGCCTGCGGCGTCAGTGCCTCCGATTTGGACGATGGTGATGTCATAGACGTCGCCACTTCCAGGGTTTGTGATGGCAGCGGTATCGAACCCCTTGGTGTGGGCCGGTGCTGCCGTTCTGTTGAGTCGATATATCCCTGGACTGTACGTGGCTGATACTTCCTCGAGCACCTGGTGCATTTGCACGACAGAGCCCGGAGCTTTGAAGGTGGCGTCGTTCCAATCGAAGTACAGGTCATCTGCGTGCCGTCGAACGCGCACGTAGACGTCAGTGAGGCCGGTGAGGAGCTGGTCAGCTTCGTCAAAGACCTGCACCTCAATGGGCTCCTTGGCCCCCGGCTTGATGTACTTCGAGCCGCCCTTCATCTTAGCCCTTCGTGCTCTTCAACCGCGCTGCGATGGCCGGGAAATGGCCCGAGGTGACGCGGCGTTTGTGCTCGGCCACGCGGTCCCCAGCGGTGTTCAAGCGTCGGTGCAGGTTTCCGGTGATAAGGTTGACCAAAGACATTTTGGCTTTGAGCCTACGTGTCTGGTTGGTCGCCATCACTACCCCGAGGAGTTCGCGTGCTTCCTCGATTTCTGCTGGCAGCAGGGCTCGTTTGGCGAGCATGAGGTCCAACACGGCCTCGACCTGCTTCGATTGAATTTGCTCTGCATCGTTCGGAGTCACCAACCCCGTGTCGATGAGAAGCTGTACAATGTCGCCGTCATCGTGACTCATCGTCGTCTCCTGTGGGCAGCTTGAAGCGCCCAGTGACTTCACGTCGTCCTTCTTCGCGTGCTTTTTCCAGCCGATTCTCTTCAACGTACTGTTGAAAGTAGCGCAGAACTTCGGCGCTGTGTTTGCGGCACGCGGAGAGGTCCGTCTTCGCGTGTGTTTCGACCGCTTCAAGAGTAGTCGCAAGGTCTTCCAGGGCTACCGTGAGCTTGGTCTTTGCCGCTGTGTCAGCGACCTGGTGGTCCAGATAGCTTTTCGCGTATTCTTGGTTGATTTTTCGCTCTTTGAAATAGAGATAAAAACCGATACCCGCCAGAATACCGAACACACCGTTCTTGAGAAGTAGAGCGACTACCGGGTCCATTTCATCTCCTCAATTTGCGCTCTACTTCGGCGAGTTGTTTTTGAACTCCTGACAGAAGTTCTTTCATCTCTTGAAGCTGGCGGAAGTGCACGGTAGCGTAGCGTAACGCGTGCTTGATGGTACGTTCGTTGATGTCGAGGTTCTTGTTGAGAAAGCCAGCCGCTCCTGCGTCGTCTGCGGCCCATTCGATGTCTTCGTCGGACATTGTGGTCATGACGAAGATGGGCGAAGTGCAGCCACCTGCGATGGCGCGTTGTACGAGGTCAAGGGCTCCAACGTTGGAACCAGGAATGATTTGGTCGAGGATGAAGACATCGTGGGAGTTTCGTACGAGCGCACGAAGCACGTCACTGAAGTCACTCATCGATTCGACGTGGTAGCGACGACTGGTACCCGGCGCTGTCTGAAGCAGCCCCGCGATGTCGTCCACCATTTCGGTGTCGTCGCTTACCACTAACACGTGCGTCGTCTCCATGGAACCGCCTGTATAATCATGGTGTTAGGCCCTCAACATTCTTCCAGTGTACCCCACCGTACCGGTTCAGCACGCTGGGGAGGGCGTAGACTAATTTAAGCTCGGTCGGCCACTGAAAGCAACGCACCATTAGGCGTTTTGGACTCGTTGTTTCTGGGTCAAAGTGCTCAGCTACGTGGTAGCCCGCGTGACCCAGCATTCGAATTACGCCTTCAGAGCACATCAACTTCACCGGGTCCTGGAACTTGCCTTTGATAGACCGACCGCACAAACGCCAAACACCTGCAAGCGCGGCTGCGCGGTAGTCGTATTTGGAGCCCAAGTACTGTTCCAGCATGGCGTGCACGGCGTTGCTGGCATCAGGGCCGACAAGCTCGAACTCAGCGACGAGAATGTTTTGCTTATCCCACCTCCATCGCGGTCGCGCCTCGTAGCCGAACCACTCGGCTTGGGCGACCATGCGTTGTGTTTGTCTGACACCTACGACTTGTTGGTTGAAGCAGAACCAGGCGTGTGAACACGGCGACCGTGTGACCCAGCGAATCGCCTTTGACATGAGTTTGTTCGTCGTGGAGAAACCAACGGTGATGCGTTGTTCCGCGCGCACAGGTAGTGGCGGCGGACCATGGCTGACCGTTGTACGAACACCTTCATGAGGCGGTCTGCAAGCATCTACGGTCACTTCTTCTTGCGTCCTTTCGACCAGCGACCAACGAGTGCACCGATGAGCCAGCCCACGCCGTTGGCTAGAGGGTCGATGACCCAGGCGTTGATGGGGCTCTCAAGCACGACCCAGGTTTCGGGGTAGTGGCGTTGGAGAAAGTGTTCTGGGACTTCCCAGGCGTAGGAACACGCCAGCCAGAGAAGGACGTGTACCCACCAACGGGGTTCCCACTTCGCGTGGATAGACGACGCCACCCAGATGAACAGGCCGACGTGTGGAAGTATCCACCAATCTAGGATAGGGCTCATCATTCGTCCATGCTGGTGCAGTAGAACGTCGCAGTTGCGCGTTCTCCGCCGAATTCGGTGTCGTTCTCAAGCCAGATGCGAATCTCGAGCCCCAGCGAGTAGAACAACTCCTTGAGTTGAAGGTATTTGAACGGGAAGACCAGGTGCGGTTGACTCAGCCCGCGCGTGCTGCCTCCGAAAGCGGGAACCTGCGGATAGGTGCCACGTGCTTCGTCGACGAAATCACCGGCCGTTTTGTAGGTCGTCTTCTCGGTGACGGGCACCTTGTTGGGCAGGTCTGCGGGGTTGTAGGCCCACGCCTGAAAGTGGATGGTGTCCTTGATGTCGATGTCCGAAGAGAACTGTACTTCGCTCTCTTCGACCCACAACCGCTTGCCCTCCAGCGGGGCGATGGTGAAGAGACTACCATTCTCATGACTGAAGTCCGCTGTGACAGCACCACTCGGTGCGGCGGCAAGCGTAACCTTGCCGTTCTCGTAGTCGACGGTGTAGTCGCCGCCCGAGGTTGCGAAGGGCTCACGTGGGGTCAACTCGACACCATCGTCGTAGACCTTTACCAGGTAATCTGCGGAGACCAGGTCTTCGCGATAGAGACGACCGTGGGTGAGGTCAATCCAGTTGGCGAAGCCACTCTCATACGTCGTGCCGCTATCGAGAGTGAGCGCTTGTCCTGTTTTGCGCGTCGAGCCCTGGTACCAGGTGCATTTGTCGCACCAGTTGTACGTGACGATGACTACACCGGAGCCATCCTTGCGGGGCTCGAGCGCTTCGCGGAGACGTCCCTCAGAATCCAGGTTCGGTTTCTTTCGAAAATCTTTGGTCATGAAAGCGCCTCATTGCGACCGTATTGAAGAAAGGCGCGCATGTTGGTGAGCGTTGTGAGGTCGTCACGCACCACGAACTCGAGCCCGTCGTCTTCGGTGAGGATGATGGACGCGATGTTTGGCGTGAGGTTGAAGACCATCATCATCTCATCGTCGGCGAAGGTCACAGGGTCAGCAGGAACCAACTGTCCGAAGAGGTCCATGTTGTCCTTCATTGTGACGGACCAGATGACCTCTTGGGTCGAGAGTTTACCCTGCCGCAAGATGAGACCGAGTTCGAGCCCTCCGGCGATATCAGCGAACGCCGAGCTATTCCATCCGGTGACATCCGAAGCGACGAGGAGCGTGATGCGCGCGACGTACCGCTCTTCTCCGGCGACACCTACTACGCGGTAACGGTAGGGTCCGTCCTCAGAAGAGTTCAACAAGTCGATGTCGTCGAAGTAGAACCGCTGACCACTGGTTTGTTTCGCCTGGAAGATGAAGCGACCAACGGGGGTTGTTCCGAGATTGAAGTCGATGAGCGGGATGCTCACGCGTTGCCAGACGTCAAGGTCGTTGTTGGCGATGTAGTCCGATACCTTGACCGAGTTACCCACTAGGGTCATGCCGCCTGACGCAGCCCACGCACACCGAAGAACAGAGCCCTCGGGGTACGCCTGTGGGTTAATCCAGAAGCTGATAGAATCGAAAGGCACACCGCCGAGATTCCGGTTGCTACCGTAGTCGAACCACCAAACGTCATTGACGGAAGTGACGCCTGTGTCGAGGCCGTTGGTGCCCGAATGCGCGGCTGCGGTTGTTTCGGAGCCTACACCACCCCGCGTCCAGTCGCTGCCTGTGTCTCCTGCACCAGTGCCGTCCCAAACGTCTTCAGCGATGGTCGAGCGGCCATCGACGGCCATCTGTTCGATGCCGTCAGGTACTCGAACGAACTTGTCGAGCCCGAGAGCAAAGTTTGGCGGTAGAATCCTGGTTGGCACTTGGTCCTCCTACACGTTCGTCAACAGGTTGCCCTTGACGAAGCATTCGAAGTAGAGCCCTGCTGCGTCAATGTCATCGCGCACAGTGACTCGTACGAGGTCACCGGTACCTGCGAATAGTTTGACACCACCGCCAATCAGATACGCACTCGTCATGACGTCTTTGTTTGAAACAATCCACTCCCATCCCGCCGGGCTGGCGAAGTTGATGAAGTGTTCGTTAATCCGCATGTTGAATACGGTGATGGTGTTGCCGTCGGAGATAATTTCTACGAGCAGACCGTTGGTCAGAGGTCCTGCCGTAGCGCCGAAGTACCCATTGCCGAAGGTGATTCCGTTTGCCACCATCGTGAATCGAACTTCTTGAAGGGAGACATCGTAAGTGCTATCGGCCAGGTACGTGAACACGACGGGTGTCACACTGCCGTCGACTAGCAGTGAAGAGGCCGTGCCGTTTTTGACGTAGTCGTTTTTGATTGAAGCTGAAACCGCACCGAAGGCGACAGGGTCACCATCGGGCGTGTAGATGGTGGCTTTGAGACGCCCTTGTCCGGCAACCGTGTCGATGGCTTCGAGATGCACCAAATCGTCGCTGTCGTTGCCCACGGCGACCTTGGAGTCGGTTTGCAGACGGTAAAGCGTGTCGTCCAGCACGACACCGATGGCGTTGCCAGCGGAGTTGTAGAGAACGCCTTTCAGCTCACCTCCGGTCTCGGTTTGGAGGATGCGTGCAACACCTGCGGCATCTTCGCCAGTGACTAGAAACGCTTTGTTGCTGGCAGGGATGGTCACGTTGGGCGTGACCGGAATCGGATTGCCGCTGGCATCGTACAATACGATGGGCCAGCCGTCCGCAGCCGCTGCCTTGGTTCCTTGGGCGACTTTGCCGATTTCGTTGGTACCGGCAGGTAGTTGGTCCGTTATTTTTTTGATGCCGTCGGTGTCTTTGATGCTGTCGAGCGTCGCTAGGACGTTCTTCAGACGGTCTTGAAGCGTGTTTGCGGTGGGTGTCGCAGAGATTTCACCGATACGGTCACGAACGGCCTGTACGACGGCGTCGGTCGCGGGGTCGATGAGCGTGCCGCCGGAGTCGTAGACTTTGAAGCCATCGTTGTCTACTTCGATAACAAAAATCATGAGCCCGTCTCCGTCCACTGCACGGATGCGATTTTGCCCGCGCTACGGGTGATGACGCCGGTCATGCGTTGTTTCTCGACGCCAGAGCCATCGTACTGGATGAAGTCGAGCTGTGAAACTTTTCCAGCACTGCGCGTGATTATCATCTCACGCACCTTCACCGTTTTGCCGCTGTTGGTCCAGTTGGTGACGTTGATGACCTTACCCCCAGAACGCGTTATCTCCTGGTAGTTGGTTTCGGCTAACCAGTGCACCATGTCATCGAGGGCGTCATGCTGTGCTTCGGTGATTCCGCTGCTAGGGCCTCCGCTGATGTTTGCATCGACCTCTTCTAGTGCTTCTTGTACGTTGGTCTTGGTGAGGTAGATAAGACCTGTGGGGTCAAAACCAACCTTGCTCGACCCTGGAGGGTGGCGAAATGTTGCAGTGCCTCCGGTTGAATCGACGATGGTTTCTTCAACGTCGACAGTCACCGAATCGATAACGTTGGCGATAGTATAGGTGCCGTCTGCGCCGGTGGTACCTGCTAGGGTGACCTTGTCCTTGGGTTCCGCGCGTTCATCGACATCGTGCACCAGGTCGATGCCAGAGAAGACGATGCGTTTCGTCGCAGCCGTCGTTGAAACGACCGTTGCACCTGTGATGTACGTCGTTGTGCCTGGGGAAGCAAGTTCGACAGCATCAACGACGTCAGCATCACGTAGGTCTTCTTTGGTCAGTCCACTCATCGGGTTTTCTTCGTAGTCTTCTTTCGTGTCGCTTTTTTCTTGGCGACTTTTTTCTTCGCTGGTGCTTTTTTACGCGGTAAAGTTTTCTTTTTTGTAGCGGCTGCCTTCAACTGTTCCTTCTTGGTTTGGCAGACGATGCAGTCTTCTCTGTCGCAGGGTACACCCTTGTGACAGGAGCAGTTGCAGTCGGCGGCATCTTCTTCATCCTGACAACCACAAACACAAATGGTTTTCAGCACTTCGGTGTCCGTACGGATGCCGTTACCGCCGTTTGTCTCTTCCTTTTTTTCTTCGACGGGCGTTTCGGGAACACCACGCTTGAGGTCTTCGCGGTAGCGTCGAATGACGCTGACCAGCGTGTTGGCGATGGTGATGCAGGAGCGATGCGTTCCTTCGCAGAAGCTCAGCTCCTTTTGAAGCTTCATGATTTGCGCTTCGGTTTCGAGGCGCAAGCGCTCGAAGTCAGTCAGAAAGCGGTGAAGAATCTCTTCGTACTCTTCGGGTACCGCGCCTTCCGAGAACGCACGGAGTTCAGCTTGGAGTTTCAGGTAGCGCTCGCGATGGGTACCTCCACGGCGCAGGTCTTCGATGGGTGTATTCGTTGCCATGTCATGTTACCTGTTTTTGTTTGCGTGCCATCTTGTTCGCCACAACAAGGCACGGTTCACAGTACACACCCCAGAACTCTTCTGGGAGTGCGGGGCCAGAGACGTGAAAGAAGCGCGTACCAGGGGGAACGATGTGACCAGACTTGCACCGACCGTCGTGAGGGAAGTCGGGATTAAGGCTGCCTGCTTTATCGCGGGCGACCACCTCGTTCTGTGTCAACGTCGCTTTTGGGTACACGGGAGTCCACCGCTACTGCCTATTGCAGGATGAAGTAGTTGATGTGGTCACCCGCTCGAACCAGTTCGAAGGGGGTGATTTGCGTGGTGGACGTCTCCGCATAGTCGTCGTCGTTGGCGACCGAGCCGGGGTCACGGAGCAACTTGCGCCAAAACACCCAGAGATTGACTCCGTTGTTGGTGCCGTCCAGGGTGTAGGTGTTCCCACCGGGAAGGGTATGCGCGGTCTGCTTGGGAATCGCGGAGGTCAGTCGCTCGATGACGCGCGTCACACTGCTGCCCGCGATGGCGTTGGACAGCGCTTGGAGCGAGGCAGTGATGGTCTGGCCACTGGTCAGGAACAAACCGGTGTAGTTTCGGTCACCGATTTGTTCGTTCAGCTCGTTGAGGCACTCCTCGACGCTGGTGTCCGAGGGGTTCGGCAAATCAGACCAGACGTAGTTCGCACCCGTGTTGGTGAGCGTGGGCGAGGTTTCACCATCGGCAGCACCGATGAACTCACGAATCTCACCGATGTCCTGGGTGAGGGCCGCGTCGGAGACGATGCCTCCGATGAGCGTGGTGCGCCCGGCAGTCTCTGAGAGTTCGTCCAGGCGGTAGCGGTCGCCGTAGTAGAAGTCCAAGCTTCCGGGGTGCCGGCTGACCTGCCACTTGATGGACCCGTCGTTGCCATCCGTGGTGAACGCCGCACCGTCCACCGTGACCGAAGAGGTCGAGATGAAGGCGGTGATTTTGGCGTGGCGTTGGTTGCCGTCAACCGCCGTGTTGTAGAGCGTCAGGTAACGGCCCACGTCCGCTTCGGACATGCCCGAAAGGCCCGTGACGTTGTTCGTGCCGTTGCTCACGCTGGCGGCGGCGCCGCTGCGACCGGAGATGATTTCCAGCTCGCTGTCGGTGGCTGCGCCTGTGTTCAGGCCGCTGAGGAGCTGGATGAAGAAGCGCGTGCCTTCGTTGTCCGCTGTGCGGTTGGGGTCTTTCTCGTTGCCAAAGGAGCGGCCGAAGATACGGTCGCCGTCTTCCTCTTCGAGACCGAGACGTACCAGCGGGTCCACGACATCCACGAAGGTGGCGTCGTAGTTGGCCGCATCCTCGGCGCCCGAGTCTGCGATGGGGATGCCTCGGCGGTCGACCGCATCGGCGTAGCTACGGCTGGACAGGATACCCTTGAGGTCTCCCTCGAGCTTCCAGTCGCAGCTTTCGTTGGTCAGAGAGTTCAGGCCATCCAGCTCGACGGTTTGACCGTCCGTGACCGCTTTGATGCGGTACGTGCCGTCGGCATCGGTCGAGTTCGAGATGGTGATGAAGGAGTTGAGGTCCCCCGCGACGAAGTGCATGTCGGTGACCACGAAGGTCTCGTCGCCGATGGCCAGGGTACCCGTGCCGGTTTCTGCGATAGAAGGACGCAGCTTGGCAGCCACTTCCTGGACATCGCGAACACGCGCGTAGCCATCCACCGACAGAAGGTTCGTCAGGTTCTTGGGAATGCTCACACCCACCGCGCTGGGGCGCTGATAGGTGGGTACGTCGCTGGTGTGGCTCGCGGTGCCTTTGATGAGCTTGCGGTCGGTGCGCTCGAAGTTGAGGTCGTCCTCGAGCGAGTAGGGCTCGTTGATGGTCCACGTCCCCGCGTACGCTTCGGTGACGCCACTCGCGTTGGTATACTTGAGCGTCGTTCCCGAGGTGACATCCTCGATGAGGAATTCACCGTTGTTGCCGGGGCTGGTCGCACCCGCGATTGTGATGAAGCGACCGATGTCCGCGCTGGTGAACGCGGCGCCTGCGTCGGTGAGCGTGACTACGCCCGCTGCCACTGCGAAGCTATCGCCTGTTCCGGTGCTCGTTTGAGAACCTTTGGCGAGCCCCTCGTCGGCCAGCGTCTTGGCGTTGTCGACGTTGATGGAACCCTGGATGTCCAGGAGTTGGCTCAGAAGCCCTGCTTTGACCGACATGTGATTCTCCTATCGCTAGACGGCAGCTATGTAGTCTGCACGCAGTCTGCTCGTTGTTTGCGGCGTAAAGTGTCGAATGCGCACGAGGTCGAAACCTCCACCGGGCACGCTTTCAAGCACCTCGTATTCGTATTCAAACAGCCGACGACCTCCATGATACACCTTCACTTGAGACCTCGGCGGGTCGTGAACGGCTGGTTCGGGGAGATAGAAGTCTTTGTTCGCATCGTTGTAAACTCCAATGAGCGCAATGTTCTCCCTGACCCTGAGTAGCAACGCGCCGCCGGCTGCTGAACTGGTAGCTTGTAAGCGCATTCGTCACTCCAGCTCATGTTACCAGTTGCAGCAAGCATTCCACCTCTAAGTATAGGTCATTTGGCACGTTTCAGTAGCCTCAAAAAGTTGCGCTTCGTCGCGTCATACATCGCAAAAACGGAGTTCAGGTACTCTTCTTTGAACTCCGACATCTGCTCTTCTGTGATGTCGAAGCGTACCCAAAGCTGCTGTCCTTGAAAGTAGTGACCCGCCGTGTCGATTTTTTTGACGACCTTGATGAACGTGGCCAGATTCATGTCCGCTGTGTCTGGTAGTTTCTTGTGCGTCTGTGCGTGCTGTGTCATGTGCTTTACCGCGTAATGTCATGTCGGTTCTAACAAAAAGGCGCGTGCAGCCGTAGCCAACACGCGCCTTCAAGAAAGCTAGTTTGGATGCTATTTGCCGCTGCGAGAACCCCGTCCTCTGCGACGGGACCCCTTCGACGATGGCGCGTCCTCGTCCGCATCCTCTTTCGGCTCCTCCGCCTTCGCCGACGTTACCACAACGGGCTTCTCCTCGACAGACACGTTGTCCGTGAGGTCCACCTCTGTGGTCTTCGGCTCTTCTTTCGGAGGTTCTTCTTTGGGTGGCTCGGGTTTCGGAGCCGCCTTGGGAGCGGGTTTGGGCGCCGCCGCCGGAGCAGGGGCGGGGGCGGAGACTGGAGCCGGGCCTCCCAGCTTGGTAGCCTCGAGACCGGCTTTCAGGTAGTGCTGCACCAGGGGGTGCTTGAAGGTGACGGCGTCGACGTTGGCTCCCGCGCCCTTCTCTGCAAGGACGATGGGTTGGCCTCGGTCATCCAGGACCTGCGATAGGTCCAAGGAACCGTCCCCTTTCCAGGTGAGACGGTATTTATCCATGGTTCCCTCCATCGGCGCACGTCGAGACATGCGCTATGAGCTAGCCGCCACCAACCGCCGGGCGAACCCGGCTACGTCCGACTAGGTCGGGAACTGGATGACCTGGAAGGCAATCGTGTTGCCGATGCCGATGCCAGGTGCCGCGTAGCTCCAGAACTCGATGATGTCGGCTTCCTGCTTGATGTACAGCGTCGCATCCTGAAGCAGGAAGAAGTTGCCGAGGAAGTTCTCGGGGGCGAAGACGTACGCCTTCTTCGGGTCCAGGATGTCGCCCTTGATGGTCGACACCACTGGGATACCCCAGAGCTTCTCCTCGTCCTCGATGCCCTCGTCGTAGTGCCGGCTGGCCACGTCGTCACCGACGCTGGTGGCTGGCAGGTCGAGAGCCTCGTAGTACAGCTCCTTCGTCATCAGGATTTTCCCGATGGGCTGACGCCGGCGGACCATCGCCTGGAAGGCCTTCCGGAACGCCGAGGAGTTGAACCCGGTGCCAGCGGTGATTTGCACCGCCGCGTTCAGGGCCGCCAAGTCGTCCACCGTGACGATGAACTTCTTGTCCTCCTGGTCCGCCATGTCCTTCACGGAGTTGTCCGAGAGGATTTTGCGGATGTCGTTCTGGTAGGTCATCAGCTCCCACTTGTTCTTGGTGAAGCGCTGGGATTCGGTCTTCCCGAACTTCACCGCGTAGCGGGGGCCTCGGAACCAGGTCCGGGGACCGGTGCCCTGAAACGTGACGAAGGTGGCCACGCTGTCGGGCTCCTTCTCCACGATTTTCTTGGGCTGGTCCGTGTTCTCGTCCCGGTCGATTTCATCGTCCCCGAGGAGAATCGGGTTGATGACCTCGCGGGCGAAGGACTCCTGGCGCACCTTCATACGAATGAAGGCGCTCCCCTCGTCCTGGGCTTCTTTGACTCGGCCCTCTTCCAGCTTCCGCACGAAGTTGGAGTTGATGAGCTGGGCCGAGACTTCCTTTGTCTCGGTCTGATATGCACGCATCGTGTCCTCCGAATGTTCAAGCCGGAAAAGAGACCGGCACTCTTGTTACGTTACCTCGTTCTAGGTCGCCCCGACCCGTCTACTGCGCGTCGGCGATGTAGACCTTGCCCTCGGTGGCCGTCTTGTCGTACAGGACGTAGCCGATGAGCTGGTCCGTGGCGCCCTTCACCTTGAGCTTGCCCGCGTTGAACGACACCGGGGTGCCGGGCGGATACGAGCCGGCCTCGTACTGGTCGGTCGACCAGATGAGTCCGCTGCCCACGCGGCAGGCCTGTCCACCTTCGACGAACTGACCGGAGTAGTCGTCGTTGCCCTCCATCACCAGCCAGACCTGCACGGGGTCGGCGGAGGTGATGTCCGGGGTGGTGGCGGCGTCCATGACGGTCTCGCCGTTTTGCAGTTCCTGGGTGACGAGCGTTCCACCGGGGAGGCTCACGGGCACGCCAGCGTTCTTCTTCACCTTGAAGGGCTCGGCCAGCGCGCTTCCGTTGGGGTAACCCCGATGAAAGTCGAACTTCGAATTCAGAATGGCCATGGTGTCTCTCCTGTTTAGAGGGGGCGACCCTCGTTACGACATTATCCAGTTCAAGAAATGGTCGTCGGCTTGCGCAGACGCCTCTTTCACTTGCTCCGCTTTCGACGTCGGCGCCGCCGAATCGCCATCCCGAATGTCGCTGGATTCGCCCAATCCGTCGGGGGGTGCTTCGGCATGCCGTTCTGCCAGCTTGGCGAACGCTTCGACGACACCTTGGTCGGACGAAGCGATTTTCTCGAGGACGTCGTCGGGAAGACTCTCGCCTGTGACGTTGGCAACCTTCTCCCCGAGTTCCCTCGCGACCTTCAGACGCTCGGCCCGCGCGGTTTCCTCCCGCTGAACTTCCTCTTGGTCGAGGTGTTCGGCCAGCTTCTCCAGCGCTTCCGCTGTTTTCAGCAAGAATTCGCGCGACATCATTTCCTCCCGAGCTTCCGTTTCAGCAAGGTCAACCCCACGGAGCCGCGAATGAGTTCGGCGCACTTGACCATCTTGCGCTTCTCGTGCTCGTCGGCTTCTTTGCGCAGCTCGGCTGCTAGTTTACGAAGTTCTTCCTGCATTGACCTGTGCCACGAAGTTGCGGAGGTCATCATACGAGACCTCGGGGTTTTCCGTCATGTTCCGACACTGCTCCGCGAGCTTCATCAGCTCTTGGCCAACATCGGTTCGAACGCGAGGCTGCATGGTGCCGCGAAGCACCTGCCGCTCTGCGGTCTTGATTTGTTCTTCGGCGGCGACCTCTCGCAGAATTTGCGAGGCGGCTTCGCTGACCGATGGGTACTTCATCCGCATCAGTATCCTCCAACGCCTTCGAGTTCGGGGTACAGACCCGTGCGGCCCACGCCGCGCGCAACCTGTCCGAGACCTCGAACGAGCTGAGGTGCAGCGAGACCAGCAGCAGCGCCGGCACCGAACGCGATGTTCCGTGTGCGCCGCTTGTCGGCTTCGCCTCGTTCTTTTCCAGCACCGTAAGCGAGTGCGCCTCCACCTGCGCCAAGGGCTCCAAGGCCCAAGCCACCAGCGGCTAGCGCTTTGTAGCGCCCCAACTGACCAGGTTTCGCGCCGAGTTCACCCATCTCTTTGGCGTACTGAGCCGCTTGCTGTTCCGCCTTCTGCTTCGCAGCTTGCGCCGCAGCGACATCGAACTCCATCTGGCCCATGCGGTGGGCTGCGTCCTGAATCGCTTTCTCCTTCGCCGCGAGTTGCTCGCTTGCTTGAGCGAACCCACGTTCGGCACGCTGGATGCGCCCTGGTTTGGCGACCACACGACCCAGCCAGTCGAAGAAGCCAGCCTCTTTTGTCAGCGTTCCGTGTGCGTCTTGGAAGAGCTGACCGTAGAGGCCGAGTATGTCAGGACGGTACCGCATGTTACGCCGCTTGCTGCACCTGACGGAGCACGTTGTTGATGGTCAGAGCGCCTTGCTTGTAGCACTCCGAGGCCATCTTGTGCATCTCGGTCATCGTGTCGCCGTAGCCGCTCTGGAAGTCGTCCTCGGCGGTCTTGACCAGTTGGTCCCAGGTCTGCCGGTATCCGAGGTCGACCGCCTCTTTGACGAGGTCCGGGTTCTCGGAAGCGAACTTCTGGAACTCGGCGTCGTTGGCGGCGGCGGTCTTGATGGCGTGGAGGTCCGCATCGGCGGCGAGGGAACGCGGCTGTGCCTGAGCGGTTTTCACGCTCGGGGCTTGCAGGGCCGCTTCTTCGTACTGCCCGAAGCGCTCCATGAAACCGTCGCACATGGCGGCGCCGTAGATTTGCGCTTGCTTCATCATCGCTTCCTCTTCGGCGGACGTCAGGTCCTCGGCGAGCTTGAGCAGGTCCCCGGCGGGGTTCCGCGAGGGCTCGGTCGCAGCGGCAGTCTTCACCTGGGAAGGCGCGGCTGCGAGCGCTTCGCGCAACGCTCCACGGAGGGCGTCGGGGTTCGTTGGCGTTCTGTTGCTGGTCGCGGCCGATGCGGTCTTGATGCCCTCTTCGGAACGGCTCGCGTCCAGGCGTTTCATGATGTCTTTGATTTCCATGGTGACCTCGCTACGGTTCCAGGCAAATTTCAACCCAATAATAGGTCGAAGGTCCTGGGAAGACAAGTTAGATTCAGGGGATTTCCCATGCCAGGGTCCCCACGATTTCGGCTACTTTATCGAAGTCGATAGTGGCCTCGGTGATTCCGTCGGTGGCAGTCTTGTCACGTTCGGCCACCACTCGGTCCAGTGTCAAGTTAGGGTAGTACAGCCCAAAGCTCGATATTTTCTGAAGGAACAGGTGCAGGGGTTGCGTTTCTTTCGTCCGCGCAGCCACCTTTTCGAGCATCGTGGCCCCTGTTTTCGTGATGGCGTAGTCGAGGCCCAGCGCGTTGACGGTGTCCATCAGACCGCCGCGCTTTTCGACGAACTCCGTGAGGTACGGAACCTGTTCCCCTGATGTCGTTCCGTACATGGGGTCTTTCTTGAAAGCGCTGTGCGTCAGGTATGCGCCCGACGCGCCTAGCGGTAGGCTCAACAGTTTGCCGCGTCCGGGAAGCGACTTGAGGACCTTGTAGGCAGCGGCCAGCATACCCGCACCGCCACCCAAACGAAGAAGCTTGTTGCGGTCGAGCACGTCTTGAGCGTCTTGCGCAGCACCGCGTGTCGTTTGATATACGTTGCCGCTGGTCGGGTCCACAACGTCGAGCAAGTCAGATGTTGGAAGGTCCCCGTGCTCGAGATAAGCAGGGGTCATACGCGACATCAGATAGCTCTGCATCGTTGAGCGCTTTTCCATCATCGGGTCGATGGTCTTGAGCAGCGCCTCTTGATGCTGGGGTTCTTCTGTTTCGAGTGTTCCAGCCAACTCGTTGAGCAACGAAGGGCGTTGGCTGAACAGTTCGAAGATTTCTGATTGCAAGGCCGTGAGGTTCTCCAACACTTGCGGGGGCACCGTCACACCCGGTGCTGCTTTTTCGATGAAGAGCTGGACGAACTCAGGTGTCGTTAGAATGATACCTGCACGGGACAGGGCGGCGAGCGTATCAGCAAGGCGATAAGGCGCCAGGGCAGATAGGTCGCTACGAGAGAGCTGCGGCGTACGTTGCACAAGCGCGGGCAGCGTGGTGTTGCGGTAGTGCTGCACCAACCCCGCTTCAGGGCTGCTCACCACAGTTGCAGGATAGCCTCGGACGACTTTGTCCATGTCCGCGAGCTTTCGTGCGGCGGCTGCTTTGTGGTTGAGGTCGTCCACCAGTTCACCCATGGTGCTCGAATCGAAGTCCTGTACTTCGTACGGCATGGCTACTTTCTTCAGCATGTAGCCAGTACGGTCCGCTGGGCGAATGACCCAGGAGCTGTCGAAGAAACGAGGACTGGGGTTGAGCGCGCCGTTGCGAATACCTGTGCTGGGGTTAAGCTGTCCCATTGCCCACTTCAGGTGGTCGCAGTAGTGCTTGCGCGTGGGCGCCATGTGCCCGCATTCGGTGCACACGTCAAACTTGATGCGGCAACCCATGCTCTTGGCAGGGAACTCACCGTCACCTATTTGTTCGACCAGGTCTGGCGCTTTGGTGTTGTTGATGTCTTCGAGGACCTCCACGCGGTGCATGTAGGGGTTCCAAAACGCTTTGAGGATACGCCCGATGCGTTTGTTGGGGTCCTTGTTGACGTGGTGGCGAAAGACGTTCCCTTGTTCGTACGACTTGTAGTGGTGCTGGATGCACTCTTCGGGAAGAACCCAGGCGTCACGTTTCTTGTTGCTGCAACAGCCACAGCGGGGTTCGATACCCATCTTGTAGGGCTGCTCGGGGAAGCCGTCACCGTTACGGTTTAGGCCGTACCATTCGTAGCTGCCCAGGCCGATAACTAGGACGATGGTGCGTCCAGGCACCGGTTCGATGCTACGGATGTAGTCGTGTGCGGGACTTGCGCTAGCCTCTTTAGAAAGCGGTTCGTAGCAAGGTTTACCTCGTAAACCCCACAGAACCACCGGTTGAACCGTGGGTTCACCTGTTGGGAAGCGGTCATCCAACAGGATGATTTTGTTTCGGTCACCGTACATCAGCGTAGCAGTTGTCTCAGCAGGTCCACACCGTGCTCGGCATTGAGCATACGGCATTCATGGGCGTCTTGTCGAATGTGCGCGTCAGCGTGTTTCTCTTGGTCTTCGAGTAGCGAATCGAGAAAGCCCACGGTAGCAAGTTTTTCGAGCAGAAGCTGCTCGTTGGCATCACTGCTCATCTTGCTCATCGAAGCGCTCACGGGGACCATCTGTCCGGTGCGCGGGTCGGGTGCGTACTGCACGTGTTTCTGCGTGTCGGGGCGTGTGAGACGGTGCATCGCCATGAGACCTGCGCCGATTCCGCCAACGCCAAGTGCCGTCTGGAGTGCTTTGTTGCGGGCGTCCGCGATGGTGTCTCGGCTCTCTTCGCCAGCCCGATGGATGAGGTAGGCACCCCCAGCAGTTGCGGGGATGGCTGCGCCTAGCCCGTATGCCGCACCGCGTCCGACGGGGTTTGCCATGACCTTCGAAGCGAGTTCACCCCAGTTGACCGCTTCCTTGATGCGGGTAAAGAGCTGCTGGTCGTGTGCGGTTTTCGTTTGCAGGACGTCAGGGTCCTCGTGTGTCTCGAGATACTTTTCGAGCGCCGCTGATTTTTTGAGTCCCGCGACGATGGCGGTGTAGAACCCGATGTCCATGACTACCTCATCCGCATGACGTGGCAAATGCCATCCAGCATGGCGCGTTTTTCGAGATGATGTTTCCAGAAACGGTACCCGATGAGGTAGGCCGCTTCCTTGATGGTCACCTCGTCCCGTGCGATGGGCATGCCCTCTTGCTTGGCCATGACCGCTGCCACTTTGTGCATCTGGCCACGGAGGTTGCTACGGGCGTGTTCTGACATTGCTCGGATGATGTTCATGGTGACCTCTATTTTCCGCCCAGTGGCGGATTGATGGCTCTCTCCGCGTCGGCGAGTTGCTTGATGGACATGAAGTTCGGGCCGGTGCCATACAGCACGCTCTCGCGGAGAAACGTCTTGACTGCGTTTTTGTCCGTAGCGAGCGTGGGTGCGAAGCGTACCATCGTGTGATACGCCTCGGCGAGCTGTTGCGGGTCCGCTTGTGAAATGACGTCGTCTTCGGTTTGTAGCGTCTGGAATACACCTGCGCGTGCGCGATTCCCCATCAGCTCAGCCGGGGCTTGTACGGCTTTGGACAGCACGTCAGCCATCAACCCGATGGTCTTGGTGCCAAGCTCCTTACCTACGGACTTGGCAAACGCAGTGGCTGCTTCTTCGTCGAGCTTCTCCCGTTCGCGCATCGTGGGGATGACGGACTTTTGGATGCGCTTTCCCAACGCTTGAATTGTCGGTCCACCGAGTTCATTCAGCGCGATGAGCGAACCACCGACGAGTGCAGCCTTGCCGGGATTGGCGAGAATCTTGGCACCGAGACCTTTGAGAAGGTCACCGATGCCCTTCTTCGCAAAGCCGAAGGCCATCTGCTTGCCTCCGGCAGCCGTCTTTTCGGTGCCCTGTAGCGCCGCACGTTTGTCGATGAATGGTTGTGCATCGACTGGCATGACTGGTCCTCCTGGTGTCGTGTACGGCGCTTCAAGCAGAGCTTTCGAATAGGCATCGTATCGCTTTTTGAAGCGAGCGCCTATGCCACCCAAACCGGGGGCATTCTCTGCAATGGCGTCTAACGTATCTGCGTTTATGATGGTCATTGTTCCAAGTTTTTCAAGTATTCGGCTGTCTTGTCCATCCCTTGTTTCAGTTGGGTGATTTCTTCTGAGCACGTCATCATCGTGGCGAGCATCTGCATCTCGGGGGTGCTCGAGTCGACCACACGTGCGACCTTCATCATGGCGTCGTGGTCGTAGGTAGCGGCCTCTTTTTTGAGGCTCTGACGGAGCAGTTGCAGATGCGGTGCTGCGCGGTCACCCCACTTGTAGAAGGCGTCTTTCTCGAACGCTTCAAACGGGACGCCGTTGAGCCGTGTGAAGACTGTGGCGAGCTTCTGGAACGTGTCCGTCAGCTCCACACGCTTCTGGTACTCCTGTTCCTTGAGCACCTCGGCCGTTTTGCGCAGCTTCATTATCATGATGTGACCCCGGACTTTGGGCTCGCCCACCTTGTTCAGGTTGTCCTCGGGTCCCGCCATGTTGAGCTGAGGCGCGTCGGGTCGCGTGGTGGGTAGGTCGGCCGTCAAGTCATCAGGGGAAACACCTGCTGGACAGCCGGCTTGCTCCACTGCGTCCATGACCTCCTTGGCCGCACCGATGAGCTTCTGGATAGCTGCGTTGGGGTCGGCGGTCTGGAACTCCGTGGCGTCCATCTTGTCCGGCCCTTCGGCTTCGCTGAACTTACGCTGGAAGGCCATGTTGTTTGCGGCTTCGACAAGACGCTTGATTTGTTCGGGGTTGAAGTTCTCGCGACCAGCGACCTTGACCACACCCTCGGTCATCGGAACGGCGTCAGTGAAAAAGCCGTCGACGACTTCGCTGGCGAATTTTTCGAGGTTTCTTTCTGTGAGCATGGCCATGGCCTTCCTCCTAATTATGGAGAATCTCATCCGGGTGCGGAGCACCAACGGTATGGACGCTAATTGAGTTGTCTTGGTACGTCAGTGCCAGCTTCAGCTCGGCCAGTGCATCAACATCGTCGGTCGGGTTGAGCTTCTGCAAGTTGGCTGCTGCTTGGATTGCCGTTCGGCTGTGCTCCAGTGCGGCGCGTGCAGTCGGTGAGTTGAGCGGTGCTGTACGTCCCGCGAGTGCTTTGTACATGTTCTCCGTCATCATGGTCTCCAACACGTCGATGGGCGCGTGTCGCATCGTTTTGCGTCCAGGACTGAGAAGCCAGATGAGCACTTCGGGGCCACCAGTGATGACCGTTTCGAGCATCATCGCCTCTTGTGGAGGCACGTGCATGCGCATCACGTTGACGTAGTTGTATCGTTCGAGACGGTTGCGGAAAACAGTCACGTCGAAGAAGTAGTCGCAGTAGGCCTGCAAGACGTCCACGGGAATCTCGGTGGTTTGATGAATGAGGCTCAGTGATGCGCCACCAAGAATGAGCGAGTCGAGGATGATGCGAATGTTCTCCTGGTCGTACTGCTCCCAGGCGTACTGCACCTCGTCAGGAACCTTCTGTCCTTTCATCGCCTTCACTATGAGTGCGATTTTCGGGTCAGTGGGCTTCCTGTTGTCCTCGATAGCGGCCAAAGCCGCGTGGACTCTGAAATGCGGGTCTACCATCTACTACACCCCTGGTGCGACGTTTTCGTCGACGACGATGGCGTTGCGGTTCATCTGAAGGATGAGCTTGCCGAGACCCTCAAACACGACGCGGATGTTGTCCTCGGTGTCGGAGTAGTCTTCATCGCCGAGCTGTTCTTTGAGTTCTGCCTCCTGCATCCACATGGTCAGCAAAACACGCCCGAGGTTGTCGAGCGCGCGTTCCAGTGTAGGAACGTAGTCGACGACCATGTCCCGAAAGCTCGGAGCTTGCGCCATGCTGGCGATGGCTGCGGCATCGAAGGCACCGGTGTCCGCCAGGTTCGCCGCGCTCTCCAGGAACTGCGGGTTGACCTGTTGCTGAATCTCCATCGCCGATGGTGATTCCGTGGTCATGGACGCATTTCCAGTGGGCGGCATACCGCCTTCCATGCCAGGTGACATGCCGGCTGCTGCCATGCCGCCACCCATCGCTTCGGGAGCGGGGGCAGGCATGGCACCCCCCTGGGGCGGTGCACCCGGAGGAGGAGCACCTTGAGGAGCACCCATGCCTGGCATGGGCATCGGAGGTGCACCTTGCTGGACGGCGGCTTGGCCACCACCAGCGACTTCTTGAGCGCGCTGCTGCACCATCTGGAGCGTTTGCGCCTTGTCCTGAAGCGCCATCGACTGTTGTTGCAGGTCCGCCATCTGCTGTTGGATTTGCGTCTGGGCTTCGCCCATCGCGATGTCCAGTGGAGACGGAGGTGCCGGAGGTGGCGCACCGCCCTGCATCGAGGGGTCCATCATGGACGGGTCCATCGGAGCCCCTCCGGGCGGTGGTGCACCACCAGCAGCCGCCGGGTCACCCATCATCGGAACCTGCGCCATCTTCGTTAACATGCTTGGTGACAAGATGTACGCAACGGCCCGACCATTCGGTCGACCGGCAGCTTCCTTCACCAACGCTTCTGCTTCGGTGAAGGGGATGTTGTATTTCAGAGCGGCGGCCTTCATGGCGCCGACCATGTTGTAGCGGTCTTGCGTGCCATCGAGAGAAAACTGGCCCGCGCCTGCGTTTTTCACGCTGACGGAGTTGGCTCCCATGGCGTCAAACTTGTCCTTGAACCAGCGGTTGACTTCGCTGGGGGTTGAGAGCAGTTCGCCGTTGGTCATCGGTTCGTCTTTGAGCCGGATGTAGCGTGCACTGGGCGGAATGAAGACGACGGGTTCGTTCTTGGGCTGGTGCAGCCCCATCTTCGCCGCGTTCTTGTCCATCACGAGGACGGTGTTCTCCCAGTCCTGGAGCGTGATGCGCTTGATGCCGTTGCTCGACGCGATGCTCTTGATGCGAAACGGCTCGGTGCCGACCCAGGTCTGGCCTTTTTGGACCACGAATATACCCCGGTCGCCCACGCGTGGTTGCTGTCCACCTTGTTCGTTGGACACGGCGTTGAAGATGGCGGTCGGCCCGTCTTTCTGTTCCTCGAGCGGCGCGGCGACCATCTTGCTGGTACGACGCCAGGCACCGCCACGCGTGACGACGATGAAGTCCTTGTTGTGCTGGCCGAAACCGAGCGTGTCCTTGCGTTTGCCGTGCCGTCGTTCGGGGCCATCGGAAAAGTCGTTCGTGACCCTGCGCGGGTTGTGCAAGATGAACGCGTTCTGTTCCTTGCCATCCGAGGTGAAGATACGGTAGAAGCCCGTGTCGGATGGCGTCTTGAGCTTCTCTTCTCCCTGAATCTGCACCGCGCTGTCGGTGTTTTCGCGATTGTCCTTGGCAGTGTAGCCCTTCAGGAGTACCCCTTGGTACGCTTCGGGAGCCTTGTCTCCGAAGACCTCCTTGAACTTGGTTGCGGGGGTGTCTTTGTCAGCCACGAACAGCGCACCGCCCTTGGGAGACGTTGCCGAGGCCGTCTTGGTCGTTTCGAGAGCGCCCGCGATGTTGTCGAGACCGTACATCAACGTGACGCTGGCCGCGAGCTTGGGGCGGCTTTTGAGCACGTTGTAGAACGCCTCCTTGATGGTGTCGGGGGCAAACGAAAGGAACCTGAGCAGCACGGGCGTGGTCCGTTCGGCCGCTTCTTTCGTCATGCGCTCGAGCATGCGATAAATATCGGCAGCGATGACCTCTTCCGTGAGCGGTTCGTTCCGCGCGGCGGCGTAGGCGTAGCGGCCCGTGGTTGGCGGAATCATGATGTTGCGCGTGTCGATGTTGCGACGAAGCGATTTGGGTGCGTCGATGGCTTCGCCCGTTTCGTCAAGCGTCAACTGACTCACTTCGTTCAACCAGTCGTTGTTCAACGGCAAGAAGACGTTGAGCCCCTTGTGGTAGAACATGTCGAGCGGTTTGATTTGGTTGTCCGCCATGACCACCGGGATGTAGAGCGTCTCGTTCTCGTGTTGCACGACGAACGCTCCCGCACCCGCACCGTTCTCGATGTCGGTGTCGAGAATCTTGAACGTGACAACGTCTTGGATGAGGTCAGGGAACTTGCTGACCAGGACGTTGTACGCCATCTGGCTGAGCCCTTCTTCGAAGAGCTTGGTTTCTTCGTCGCCCGAAGGCGCACCCTGTGCGAAAGCCTGGGTTCGCGGTGACATCGGCTGTGCGTGTTTTTGCATCATAGTTTTCTTCCCGCCTGGTAAATCAACGCCGGCGACATGCTCGACAACACGTGCGCCATGAATGCCGGGCCGAGTGTTTTCATGGCGTCCACCTTTTGTGGACTTGCCTGTATGGCACGCAAACTCGACTGCGCCTCTTCCATCAATTCTGGCGCTGCAACAGCCGCAGACAAGGCTGAAAGCGTCTTCAGGATGTCGTCACGACGTGCCTTGTTCTGAATGAACGCACGTAGTGCCAGCATCGTGGGCATGGCGGCCACGTTGTTCACACGTGCAACACCTTGCGCGGCTCTCAACACCTTGCGGTACAACCCTTCTTGGCGGACGCTGTCCGCGTGCTCTATCTCATGAGCCAATCCGATTGGCTCTACTTGCCCTAAAAGTATCTCACCTTTATCGAAATTATAGAACGCATTCGGCAAATTGGGCATGATGCGCACTTTCGTGTGCGCGAGGTTGGGGTTCCGCTTTATGGCGCGTGTGGCCACCTGTTGGATACCCGTGGCGCGTTCGGGCGTGCTGTAGTAACTCGCGGGACCTCCGGTCACAGCGATGAGGTGCTGTACGCCTTCGGTCTGCGTGAGGTCTTTCAGCGTCACGCTCATTGGGCCAACTTCCCTGTGTCCGTCACGACCTTGGGGGCAGGTTCCGTGGCGGTAGCGTTCTGTTTACCGAGTAAAGATAAGACGGAGCCGCCCGTTTGTTGTGGTTGGGCGGAAGGCTCTTGTTGCAGCTCAGGCGAGATGTCAGCGGGCTCTGCTGCCTGGGGAAGAAGCTGCTCTTGAATGAGCTGGGCAGCTATCTTGAATGCGAGGGGAGGAATCATTGGCGCCCGCCTCCATGCCGGTGACGCCCGGCGCGGGCGCGTCCACGCAACCAGTACCGGGCTGGTACGAAATTACGCGCTTGCGGCGACGCCCGTCTGACTGATTTGACGGATGCGCGCGAGCAAGTCGACCTGACCACATTTGCTGCTGTCGGAGGAGCCCTCGTCCTTCTTGGGCTCGTCCTTCATCGGCTCTTCCTTCTTCGGCGGCTCGCCGTTGCTTTCGCTGCCGCCCTTGGCCTTGATGGCGTTCTTCAGGGCGTCGGGAAGCTTCTCCTGGCCGGGAGTCAGCTCGGCGCCGGTCTTCTGGTTGCTCCGGGTGCGGTTCTCGCGCTTGCGGCCGTACGGGTTCTCGTAGCGGCGGCGCTCGCGAGTGCACTCGGCGTGCTTCTGCGCGGCTTCCACGGCCTCGTCATCGGTGGCTCCTGCGTCCTTGTGGAGCAGGCCGATGTACTGGTTCCGCTCGTCGTCGTTCAGCCCCATCAGCTTGCGGATGTGGCCCACCTTCTCGTCTTCCGACAGGTTGGTGGGGAGATGGGCACCGACCTCTTCGGCGGTCTTGCGGAAGAGCGCCAAGAAGGGGTCCGCCGAACCTTCTTTGGCGGCGGTGGAGTGCTGCACCACGGTGTTGCCGGAACCGCCCGGAGTCGAACCGGCCGGGCTCTCGCCGGGCTGGTGCGGATGGGGCTGTTCGGCTCCGACCGTACCCACGCCTTTGCCGGCGGGGTGGTCGCTCTGGCCAACGGCCTGGACGCCCTTGTGCGCGTAGCCTTCGGGCCGACGGTCGGCTTCGAGCTTGCCTTCACCGGTCGTCGCGGCAGCCATGCCCAGGGTGTTGCCTTTGTCCCCACCGGAGATGGTGGAGCCCATGGCGACCTTCTGGATGATGGCACGCAGCTCGCCAGCCTTCGACTGCTCGATGACCGTGTTGTCGCCCGAGGGGGTCTCGCCGGGAGCTTCGGGAGCCGGGATGGTCTCGGCACCCACGACACCTTCGCCACGACCGGCCGGGGACTCGGTGTTCCCCACGCCCTGGACGCCCATCACGTACTTGCCTTGCGGCCGACGTGCGGCTTCCATCTGGGTTTCGCCAGCGGGCGCATCGGTCATGTCGTTGCCCTTGTCACCACCTTCGATGGTGGAGCCGACGGCGACCTTGGTTTCCTCCGCTGCCTTGACCATGACGGCGTACCCTTGCTCGTGAGCGCGGGTGTCGAGGTCGCGAGCGGACGATGTCTTCAGCGCCTCTTCCTCCGGCATCGGGGGAGCACCTTCGGCCATGCCCGCGCCACCGGTCTCTTCGACCAGCTTGTTCGCGGCGTCCACGAGGGTCGCGGCGACATCGGCGGCGGTCTCCGGAGAGACGGGCTCACCGGCGGGCTCTTCTGGCATCTGGTCACCCACGGCGTCGGCAACCGCATCGGCGGCTTCCTTGGTCGCGTAACGAACGATTCCGAGGCGGACCAACTCGTCGTTGATGCCTCGCGCATATGCTCTCTTGAACAGTGACATTTGTTTCCTCCACACGCGGGTGGTTGGCTCCCTTGTGAAAGTCAACCCAAATATAGGTCAACTGCTGTGATTTTCCAAGTGTTCATCGTCCCACAAAGCCACCGCCTACACGCAGTGCTCTGGAGGGCACCGGCGCGGCTGCATCTGCTTGTTCCGAATACGGTTGTGGTAGGCCCTGGGACGGTTCTTCACCGACTAACTTACTGACACCTTTGCCGAGTTGACCTCCAAGCCAACCGGTCGCACCGGGCAACGAGTACTCCGGGGTAAAGAGTGACGCGGCGGTTCCTAGAATGCCCATGGGCGGGAACCAACCCAAACCCTCACCGATGGCCCGACCAACCGCTTGTCCCCGTGTTTCGCCAGGACGGGGTTCTTCGGTGATACCTTTATATACACCGTAAGCAGGGAAGCCGAACAGAAAGCCTTTGGCACTGACGTCACCCGCAAGACGACCGAAGCCTTTGGTCTTCTCCCACGCGCTGGGGCCGTGTAGCATCGTTCGCCAATGCTCACGCGTAGGTTTCAACGACCCTACCTCTTTGACAAGTTGGACTGGATGAAGAATACGTTCCGGTTCACCGATAAGCGTACGCAACAGGCTGTGCTCGCCAGCGCCTTCTGCAAGCGGTTTGACGCCACGACCACGCGATAAACGTCGCAGTATCCAGTCCCAGGCCTTCGCTTCTTTCGTGAAGCCTAGTGTCTGCAACGCTTGCGCTTGTCCGTGTTCGTAGAACATCAGTAGCGTCCTTTGGGTCCGAGTCCGAACTCTTCGCCAAAGACGAACGCGGGAACAGGGTGTGTGCCGTGGATATCAGCCATTTCTCCGAAAGCTGCGCCTTCCAGAATTACGTTCTTCAGGTTCCGGTGACCTAGTCTAGCTAGAAAATCTGGATGCAACAATGGTGTTCGACTTATCGGTTTCATCACCGGTTCGAACGTGGGGGCGTCCGGCGTAACCGGGACGCGTGTCAAGCCGCTCTGTTGGAAGTCTCGCGCCATCGCGGGTGTCACTTGAACACCTGCGGTGTGATGCAAAACAGAGTTCCCGAGACGTTGGCCAATCGCTTCTTGCACTGGAACCTCTTTCGCCTTCTTGGCGAGCTGGGCTCTGAAGCGATTATAGTCGACGATGTCACCTTTCATCACCCCGAGGTTGGCATCGTCACGGTCCAGCATACGGACATAGTTCAGGTCCGTTTTTGCAAGAATCTCGAAGTGGCGTTTATCGATGTCGATGCCGGTACGCTGATAGATGCCATGCAGTGCGTCGGCGAGATACTTCCGTCCTTCGCCGAGGCCTTTGTACTTCACGACCTCATCGGGTTTGGGGATACCATCCGAGAGGGCATCACCCGCGTTCACGCGCTTTCCTCTGTCTACGATGACCTCTAAGTTGGGTGGCACGTAGTGTTGCTTTTCGTCGATGTGGACGTAGTGGCCGCCCTGGGGTGCACGTTTCACGGCGGTGACGGTGCCGCGCTGGGACGAAAGTGTTGCCTTGTTGAAGAAGCTCTGTGGTATCTCGGTTATCTGCTTGAACCCACTGAGCCCGCGCAACACGTTCTTCTGCTTTTCCGCAGTGCGTGTGGCGTGCTTGGCGCTCAGGGCCATCTGGGTCAGCGGTTCGCCCATCGCGTGTGCTGCAATCATACCGACGTTGTGACCGAGACGCGGAGACGCTCCTTTGGTGTCTAGCCCGTAGCACTTCTGGCAGACGCCATCGGGTGCTTCACACGTCATGGGTGACCGTACGCGGACGCTGCCGCTGCGCGGTTTGTTACGCGCGGTGATGAGGTCGCCGTTGTCTGCACGAAAGCGGTCGATGATGTTCGGGTCATCGGCACCCATCATGAGGCCGTTCTTGGTCCCGCAGTCGGGCATCGTGATTATCTGGTCGCTCATGTTGTTGACCAGAATCTTGCTCATCTCGCCTGGAGCAGCAACAGAGGTGTACGCTTCGACGGCGTTGCGTCTTGCTTCACCCATCGCTATCCAGTTGTCTGCGGGCTTGAGCCCTTCCGCGTAGCTCTTGCTGATGAGCCAGGGAATGGTCTCTTCCTGGTCGTTGACGACAGCGGCGGGCGTGGTCACAGACCGCATAAGCTGTGCAGGTTTTCCTCGAGCCCCACTCATCGCCATGGGCGTCATCTGTCCTGGGTGCTGTTTCGTCACCTCCAACATTTGCTGCTGCGTTTTTTGGATGAGGTCGATGCGCGCGTTAGGGTCCTTGAGTTGTTTGACGCGACGTAGTGCTGGTTCGAGGATGGCATCACGCCGTTTGTAGTCGGGTTCGATGTCGTCCAGACCGACGGTGATACCCGCGTCCGTGGTGACCGCGTCCCCGACTTTCTTCAACGCACCGACAGTTCGAACGTAGGCGTGCGGGTCTTTACGCGCCAGGTCTACCATCAGCGTGTTGAGTTGCTTCTTCGAGGTTGGACCCGTGATTTGGTGCGACGCTGGGAGGACCTCGTTGAGCAGAAGCTGTCCGACAGTTTGCGCCACGGGTTAACTCCGTGGGCTGGTCGGCACTATCACCCCCGCAACTTGCTGACCTTGGTCTAGGCCGGTGAGGTCGATGGAGTGACCCCAGGAGACGGGTTTGCCGAACTGCCGGTAGCGCCTGTTCTCGGGGTAGACCCTCTCGGGTTCATCATCCTGTTGTTGCAGGATAGCAGCAAGGCGCTCCGCGTTGATGTTGGGCGACTTCGAGGGATAGGGCGTACCCTTCTCCTCCGCCTCGGAGGCGGTCTTGAAACCCAAGTCTCGTAGCGCCTGGTCGACGCCTTGCTTGTAGAAAGGGGTCATGCGTTGCCGTTCTTCTTCTCCGTGAGCGCTGCGGCGCGTTCTCCAGTGCTACCGATGGTCTTGTCACGTTCCAGGTGTAGCACGCCCTCGGCCAGGGCTTCGATTTTGTCCTTCTGCCATTCGTGGCCGTAACCGAGACCGTCCGCGAACTTCTGGAGCAGGTCGACCACTTCGCCGATTTTCGCAGCTCCAGGGGTCTTCTGTCCATCACCGTGTAGCAGACGTTTCTCTGCTTTTTCCTCGACCCAGGCGAGTGCCCAGCGTGCCTTTTCGGTCATGAGCTTTTCGACCGAATCGGGTACGTCGATTTTCCACTTGGCTTCGGCGAGCTTCACCAACTTGCGTAGTCCGGCGACCAGAAAGGCGGCGAGGAACATGCCGAAGACGCTGAGCACCGGCATGAGCAGCGCTTGCCACCAGCTCTGTTGGTCCGTGGTGACGGGCGCAGTGGCTGGTTTCTCGGTCGCGGCTGCGGCCGGCGCGGCGGCAGGCTGCGTTGGCGCGGTCGCGGCGGGTGTTGACGCCGGTGCCGGCGTCGTCGCTGGCGCTGTCGCAGTCGGTTGACTGGCGGGCTGTGCGAGCGCGTCGGTCACGACCAGTGCGGTGGGTGTGAGCAAACCGAGCGTGAGAATGAGCCCGATGAGGCTCACAGACGTGCGGAGCTTCCACACTTTCTTGGTGTACGATGTCATGATGTCTCTCCTTGAAGAAGTCCGAGCTGCCACAAGGCCAGCTTCATTCCGGCTGAATAATAGGCGGTTTTCGTTTTTTTCGGTAGGCCCTGAAGGATTTTGTCCCACTCTTTTGACGACACCCCTTTGGGTGGCGGTGGCTCAGCTTGTTTGACGTGCTCGGGCAGGTCTTTGCCCTTGGGCGTGTGCGCTTCCCACTTCTTGGCCATCTGCGGGTGGGTGGCGTACATCCAGCGTCGTTGTGCATCGCTCTTGAATGGCATCGCTCTTGAATGGCATTACTTCCCCTCGAACATCTGGAACCCCTTGTCGAGATGCCAGTCTTGAAACGACGGCGCGCGAAGTGCACCGGGCTTTTTCGGATTGGTTTTGTCAGGGTACACCCCAAGTGCACGCACACGGGCAACACGTCCGATGTACTTCTGTGGATTCTCCAGCATGTCGCGTTTGATGTCGTGGTTGAGCCCGGTACCCACGTGGCCAACGATGCGCCCTTTCGGTGTCCAGGAGTAGCGGAACCCACCCGCGAGTCCTTCACGTTGGCCTGTCTCGGGGAAGACCTCGCGCACGTAGACGTCGTGGTCAGGACGGAACTTCGCCTTGACGGGTGCTCCTCCTCCAAGGGGCCAGAGAACCACACCCTCGGAAGTGATGGGCTCCTGTCCTGTACGCACACGGTTCAACAAATCAACTTTGTCCCGAGTGGACGTCGCCATCGGGGGTAGCTCGAGAAACGGTAGAACTTTGTTGACGCGCTTGAGGATTTGGAGCTTCTCCTTATAAGGGATGCTCTCGACGTCTTTGCCCGCGCGTCGGGCGACGTCAAAGATGACCGCACGGAGCGGCGCGTGTTGTTGTGTGTCGCGGCTTTTCCAGACGCCTGAGTTGAGGACCGCGCCTGTTTCGACGGCTTCTCTGGCGCGGCCTGTGTGCGGGTCGGAGGCGAACAACTCACCTCGGAGGACCAGCCCGTCGAGCCGCTGGGGTACGCGCTGCTTGAAACCTGGTAGGAACCGGTGGGTGTGTTCGATGACGCCCGTGTCGCGTTCAGTTGGACGATATGAAAACACGCGGACGGGCTGGCCCGCGTCGAGTCTGAATGTGTTGTGGGCACCATCGACTTTCGCCATCATCAGTTGCTGACTGTTCGTCACGTCTACCGCATCGGGCTCGACTTCCTTGTACTTGGGTTTGCTCTGCGGCACGTCAGCGCGGTCCTTCGTGACCGTGACGTTTTGAAGTAGCCACTTGTTGTCTTTTGTGCGGCGTAGAACGAACTCTTCGTTCGACTTTCCCCGGTAAACATTGAAGCGCACCTTGTCGTTGTTCGCTTCAACGATGTCGACCGGTTCCTTGACCGCCATGCGCACGCGACCTTTGCCGTAGCCCTCGGGGATGACCTCGGGTTTCTTCGCACCGAACTCCAGCGCATAGGCTGGGGTGTGCGTGAACGTCTGCACTGCGAGTAGCTTCTCGCCGGGTTCGGGTAGGCGCGCTTTGGGCACCGCCCAGGAGTGTGCTTTGCCCGCATCGGGGTCTACGAGACGAAGGTCAAAGTGGCGTCCTGCGCGAGCTGCTTCGTGGTCTTGAACCGCGAGGGTCCAGCGGTTGAGTGTTTTGGGCGTGATGGAGGGAAGTCTGCTGATGGGCTTCTGCGCGGGTATGCCTGGCGCGAATTCCTTCGCTACTTTAAGCAGACCTAAGTCGGCGAGGGCAGCAAGCCGCCCGCCGATTTTGAACGCGCTGGCATCCATCCAAGGGGCAACCTTCAGCGACCTTTGGCCGCCATGTGCTGCATTTTGCCCTTGCCGAACTTCGAGCGCCCGATGGCAGCCGCGAGGGCACCGGGGTCCTTGACGCCCTTCTGTTTGCTGAGCTTGGATTTGAGCCGTGCGAATCGTGTCCCCTTGCCGGCGGGTGCACGCGCTGCTGGTTGCGAAGGTCCACCCTTGCGTGAGCCGGGCTTGACCTTGCGTCCTTTGGGCTCTCCGAGCTTTTCGAGCGCGATTTCCACCGCACGTTCCGCAGCCGTCTTACGAGTCACGACGGGCGCCGTGGGATTGCCTTCGTCGGCTTGCATCCACGCGGTGAAGTCATGAATCGCCTGGGCCGCGCCTAGCTTGTAGAACACGTCCCGGTCCATGTCAGTACCCTCGGTTGACGAGCCCCGCCCTGGGTCCGGGGTTGACGATGCCTTCGGGCGCTGCCGGCGGCATGGTTTGACCCGGCGGTTTCGGGGTGAACTTGGGGGCGGGCGTGACGGGCTTCGCGGCGGGGCCGGCAGCCGGGGTCACGGGTTGCGGGGGCGTCTGCCCCTGTTTCTCCTGCACCATGCGCTGGAAGTCTTCCCACGCGGCGGCGGCGCCGAGCTTGTATGCGGTGTCGAGATGGCTCATCGTGCACTCCTGTGAGTCGAACGTTCTCGCCAAGTATAGGTTATGGGAGCGTTTTACCCAATGCGGATTGTGTCGTTCAAGTCGACTTCCCCGCGCCTATACGCCTGCAAGGCTTCGTTCTTGCTCTTGAAACTTCGCGTTTTTCCACCCGATGCTGCGCTCGCGGTGTAGACGCCAAGCACCGCTTCGTGTTGTGGAAAAACCATCAAGTCCGACTTCGTCTTGTCGCCGAACAGTTGGTTGGAGAGTGTCATGGATTTGACGTCTTGAACAGCCCCGTCACTGACAGGAACGTGAACCTGCACGGTGTCACCGTCGTAGTCCATGCCCATACCTTCTTCCATGAAGGGATTCACTCGAATCGTCTTGCCGGGCACAGGTACCGGGTACGCGCCGACCATGCTGAAACGGTGCAAGGTGGGTGCGCGGTTGATGACTACCGGACGGTTGCGCGATTCGGTGAGGAGCGCTTCGCGAGCCTGGGGGTGTTTGTTCGCTATCATGTCCTTCGCGTCCAACGCGCGGTAGCCCCCTTGCACCAGGCGTCGCATGAGGTGGGGCTCGTAGGTCTTCCACATCATGTCTTCAGGCAGTCCCACCTCGTCCATGTTGAGATTGAGGTCAGGCGCTACCGTGCCACGTCCAGTGAGGTCTTGCGGTCGCTTGAGCACCTTGCCGTGAAAGAAACCACGTTTGGGACTTCCTTGACCAGCGATGGTGGTGATGAATCCCTTGGCACCGCGTCCTTTGAGCTGAGGGCTCACCGCGTCTCCCAAGCCGAATACCGCCTTGGTCGCGTCATAGAGATGCAGACGCGCTCGACCCACTTCGTCTTCCGGGAGCATTCGTTTGGCTTCGTTGAGCGTGTCGTTGGCCAGCATCGCGTCGCGGTAGAGGTAGTTTGCGTCAGAGATGAGAAGGTCTCGTTTCCCTCGAGAGGGCAGAATAGGCCGCACAACAGGAGGCACCACCGGGAGTTTTGAGAGCACGAAGGCCTTGTCCGGCGTGAGGCCTTGGCGTTCCAGACTGTTGAGTGCCTTGAGTTGCTTCACCGTGTCGTCCAACGAGGTACCCGTGGCTTTGGCTGCACGGGCTTCAAGAAAGGCGCGATGTTCTCTGAGGTCGAGGTCACGCAAGCGTTTTTGAATCCCTGACCCGCCTTCACGTTGCACGGCTGTACGGAACTGCGCTTTGGTCATTCCCAGAATTCGGCGCACAGGGTCTTCGAACGTGGGGTTGACGATGGGTTCGTTCAGCGTGACGTGTGCCCAACGGTTACCGCTGGTGCCGCCTGTAACGACAGGGTCGAAGAGTCCACCCTTCTCTGGTGCGAGGTCCTTTTCACGTACCATCGTAGGCTTCTTCAACTCGCCCGCAGACATCTTCGTGATGTCGTTGTCGGTCATTGGACCGAGGAAGAGCTGTTCGTTGCTCTTGTCGACCTTGATGCCTGCGCCACCCAGCATGTCGACGAACTTGTCGTAGGCGAACGCGCGCCGCATCGGGGGCGTAGGCTGTCCAAGCTGGTAGGCACGCCACCACTCGTCGTTGCGTGAACTCTTCAGCGTGGCCGCTTCGCGCAGCGCGTTCCGTGCGTTGTGCGCCAGGAGCCCGTTGATTTCCATACGGCCCAACGACTTTGCGCCCTCAGCGCCGCCCTTGGCGGGTTGCAAGTTCACGTCGTAGTCGCCCACGCCACGCGCGGAGTAGTTGGTCTCAGTCGATTTGAACAGCTTGTAGATGTACTGCGGACCGGTCATCACGCCTTTGCCGTCGGGTCCTTTCACCTCTTTGCCGGTCACCGGATTGAAGAGCACCTCTTTGTCGGTGAGCCCATTATCCTTGAGCAGTTGTTTGGCCCAGGCCACGTTGTTCCGACCAGACATCGAGGGAATAGCGATGGGCTTTCCTGTTTTCTTCGCCACTTTCGCTACGGCCGTCTCGATGATTTGCGCAGGGTTTACGCGGGAAACCACGCCAGCCGAGGTCATCAGCAAGTCCAGTGGTTGTCCCTCCGGGTTTCGGACCATCTGGTCGTCAGGCACAATCTTGGAGATGACGCCCTTGTTGCCGTAGCGTCCGGCTACTTTGTCTCCAACAGCCGCTGACTCGCGCGTTTTCACCGTCACCAGCACGCGGCTGGCAGTGACAACAACATCCACGACCTCACCCGCATTGCGGTGGTCCCAAACAACCGTCATCTCGCGGTAGGGCGTGGCCAGAGTTTTGTGCAGACGCCCCAACATCTGTTGGTCGGGAGTCGGAGCTGTTTTGCGCAGCGCTAGTACCAACGGGTCGCCGGGTTGCACCGTTGTGCCCGCCTTGGCGACCCCGCGTTCGTCCAGGTTGCCGTACTGCTGGCTGGTCCAGCGAGACCCGAACTGCGCTTGGTGCTTTCGCTTGTCGAGCACCACATCGTTGTCCAGCGGCAGCGACTCTTTATACATATGCTCGCTGGTGAGTTTCTGCGCACCCGTCTCAGAGACCACGACCGCATCGTTGGAGTTCATGCCGTAGTAGGCCATGTAGCCCACGTTGAGGTTGCGCCCCAAAGCGAGCTTGCCGTTGCGGGTGTAGTTGGAGTCGGCCAACTGCTGGTTGGCTTCTACGCGGTCGCCTTTCTTCACCGTGACGTTGTTGTGCAAGTACGTCTTGGACGACAGTGGGTAGTTGTCGTCGTAGGGAATCTTGATGAGTGGTGTAGCACCGAGCTTCTCGCCATCGAGTTCGTCACCTTCGTACAGCGTCACGTGCTCTTTCGGAGCCATGCGCGGGAAGGGCCACGTCTCTTCTTCGGAAGCGCTTTTGCGCGACTCGGGTTGCAGGTAGATGTAGTCACGGTCTACCTTTCGGATGATGCCACTGACAGGTGCCACAGGGACGATGAGGTCCGCCAGCTCTTGTTCAAAAGTGCGACCGGGGTTGTAGGATTCGACCTGAACGAGCGGCTCTTCGCGTTCGACGAGAGGCAAGGCCTGCGTCGAGTACTTCCCGCCCATGATGACGCGGTTGCCCTGGAGGCTCTCCGGCATGGGGACGGTGTTCGTCGCAGGGCTGAACATGAACGATGGGTGAGGCAGCTCGTAGTCCACTTGGCTGCCCGGCACTGAAACGAGCTGTCCGTTACGAAGCGCTGAGGCGCCGCTGCGCTTCTTGCCTTCACCGGGAAACGCCACCGTGGCCTGTTCGAGCTTGCGCACGGGTACATCTTCCAGGCGACCGTTCTTCATGTTGCGCATCATCGTGTACATGCGCCCTTGGTCATCTCGTTTCGTCCAGAGCGAAGAGCGGAGGTCGATGCCAGCACGGAACGATTCTGGCGTACGTGCGGGGTCGATGAGTCCGAAGTGCGTGTGGTGCAGGTTGCGTGCCTCGCTAGGCACCGCGCGTTCGGAGCTGATGCCGCCCTCGCCGAGGTTGGTGACGCGCACAGCGCTATCGATGATTTCCATCGGGTTGATTTGCGTCGGGATGGAAGCCAATGATGCGTTGGTCACGAAACCCCGCAGCGAGCGCGTGAATGGCGACGCGGGAAGCGCACGGTCGAGCGAGGGTTTCTTGCCTCCGGTGCCCAGGCGCATGCGGACCTTCTTGTGCAGGTTGCGGCCCTCAAGCTGAATGCGCTCCTTGATGAAGTCGTCCACACCGTGGAGCGACTGGAACGCCAGGCTGTCGCGGTCGTCTGTGTCGACACCTTTGCGGTGGACATCGAGGAGCTTCTGCGAAGCCTTGAGCAGCGCCTGTTGGTTGACGTGCGTGAAGCGCTGTCCCAACGTACGTTCAGTAACGCTGGGGTCGAGCATCGTGTCGCGGTACTTCGCGGTGATTTCACGCGCCATCGTTTCTGGCTGCGAGGCAGTACGCTGGTACGGCGGCACGAGGCGTTCGTAGAGCTTGGCGACAGCTTGTTCTTCCTTCTTCTTGAAGGCGTCGCGGTTCGTAGCCACCACCCCCGCGCCCCAGTGCTGCGCCAGTTCTTTGTCGTTCACACCCATGCGCTTGAGCACGGGGTAGAGCGGGATGTTCGTCGAACCGTACTGAAGAAACATGTGGCCCTTCGCGGGGTCCATGTTGATGCGGAAGTTTTCCCCTTTGCCGAGGTTAAACGCAGCCTCCAGTTCTTCGTTGCCACGCACACGGGTGTAGACGCCGGGTCGTACCCGTCGCTGATGCGCAACGCTGTACTCGTTGCCATCGACGATGAAGGTATGGCGCTGTGTGAAGAAGGGAAGCTGGGCCAGCGTCTGGTCCTTCTTGCGTTCGATTACTTTGCCTCCCTCGTCCTTGAGCACGAGGTCGCCGCGCAGCGGTTCTTGCAGCGTGCGCCCTTGTAGGATGGCGTCTTTTTGTTGTCGCGAGGAGAAATCGCGAGGGTCAACACGGACGTTTTCAACCTCCAGGAGGTGCGCCTTGGTCTGAAGAGGGAATACCCCCTGTACGCCCTCGATGGCCTTCTGGCGAATCTGTTCGCGACGGGTAGCTGCGTCGACAAGTACTGGAGTCAGCTTCATGCTCGTCTAACCTCACGCTCGCTAGTATAGGCGAACCGCGTGCATTTCCAAAGATAGCGCCTGTTTTTGGTACAAGAAAGTGCCCCGGTACCGTGTAGCTTTTGGGAAATCCCTCCCCAAGAGCTACGCGGTGGTGGGGTGACGCACGGTTTGTGTCGTCTTTAGTTGCCGGCAAAAAAGAGGGAGTTCTCAAACCACCTCCGGAGGTGAACATGACTTTTGAACAGTTCGTTCAATTATGGGCCGTGAAACGCTTGCGCATTCACGACCTAAACAGTCTGGTGCGCAAGAATCGAACCTGTAGTATCCCCGATGAGCTGGGTAGGCTCGCGGCGCAGCGGGGAGTAACGTTGTCGACCGACGAGGCGTACGGCATCATCAACGCCCTTTTCGACTGGGCCGACAACCTCGGCTTCTGGCCGCTCGACCCCTCGCCCGAGCCCGAGGAGTGGGAAGGCCGGGACGCCGAACTGCCTCTGTGCGTGTTGGCTACCGATGACGCGCAGTACATCGACTACAACGACATGCCGCGCATCCTCGCGCTGTACGACGGGCACAACCTGCCCGACTACCTGCCCGAGGACGAACGGCAAGCACGCATTCGTCGTCAGCGTCACAGGCCTGTGCTGACGACGACGTGTCGCGAGGACGCGTGCAACGAGAAAATCACCATCACCGTAGCGATGGCCGCGACCGCCATTCGGAAGCACAAGCTCATCGAGTCGGGCGACGTCTACGAGCCTTCCACGCTCTGCAAGAAGCACCGCGCCGAGCGTGACGAGATGCTCGCGCAGAAGCGTCAGCGGCGCAACGGCGGAGAGCTGCGGGTCCCGATGAAGCAAGGTGCGAAGTGGGTCTCGAAGAACAAGAACAAGGAGGTGCCGGATGCTAATCAGAGCGCTGCTTCTTCTCCTGTTGTAGTGGAGGAACCGTCTCCGCCACCACAGGAACCGGAGGCGGTGCCGCAGTCGAAGGAGGTACAGCCGGAGGCGTAACAGCCTCGGGCACGACCATGCTCTCGCCCTCGGGCTTCGGCTCGGGGGCGGGGGCTTCTTCCTTCGTGCTGAACAGGCTCCTGAGCCAGTCCTTTATGGGGGACGTCACAGGGGTGGTCAATTCGCGCGTCATCTCGTTGCGCATCAAGTCCGCACGCTTCTTCAGAAGCATGTGTCGCGCGGCGACTTTGAAGAAGTGGGGAGTCGTCATGACGGTGCGTCTCCCGTTTTCTTTTTCGGTTTGGGAGTCAGGTAGCTCACGCTGATGACGATGGTTCCATCGCGCAGCGTGGTCCGTTCTTCCCAGCGCATGATTGCATCACCGTCGAGCACCTCGTTCATGAGCTGTTCGTAATGCGTGGAATCGTCACGCTCAACGAACTCGGGACGGCCACGTTCATCGTGACCGACCTCGACCTGTCCCATGATAAAGCGCTTGAAGTGCGCGCGGAAGTTGTAGCGGGGGATGCCTCTGATATTCTTGCCATCGGGTGCGGCGAGGTTGTCGATGACGTCTTCGCCTTGCGGGATGGGGAACTGTGCGAACAGTTGCGGGACATCCGCGTTGGCGCCGAGACCCGTGTCATCAGGAATCTCAGATGCCCGCTTGACGGTTGTTGCAATGCTCTCTGCGTCAGATTTGCCCATGGCTTACCCCTGCCCTTGCGCTTGGCGTTTGCCTTGGTAGGCCGCCTGGCTTTGGTACTCCTCGAGTCGCTGGATGACGACAGCGTACATGACGGCGTCTTCCACCTGAAGCGAATGGAGTTGGCTCTTTCGCATGCCGGGGTCGAGGGAGAGGAGTTGTTGTGCGATGCCGTCCGCCTGCGCGAGCACTTGCTGTTGGTCGTACTGCATGCCTTGACCCAGCGAGGCTTGCGATTGCGCTTGCTGCGCGAGAGACTGCTGGAGCTTCTGAATCTTGAGTTGCACCTCCTGCTGGAAGCGCACCTCGTCGAGCTGCTCCTGCATACGGCGGTTGCGCTCTTTCTTGAGGTCGAAGTCGTTCAGCTCCGCGATGGTGGTGTTGGAGATGAGCTGGCTGGTCTGGTTGAGCTGCATGATGAGCTGCTTCTGTTGCACGTCGTCGATGAGCTTGAACTCGGTCAGCTCGACGTCGACGCTGCCCCAACCCAGAATCTTGGTGCTGCGGTCAGTAATCCACTGGAGCAGTTCATTTAGCTCGGACGTGTAGGTGAGAAGCTGGTTTTCCAGCATGCGCAGCGTAATGGCCGAACCGGTGAACGAGAGACCACCGTAGATGAATTCGCGGGGGATACCCATCGCGGCGATGATGTTGTCCTCAGCCTCTTTGACTTCACCGAGCGTGAGCAGGGCACGTCCGTCGCCGCCGATTTGTGTCGAGTCCACGGGAACAGGTGAGTGCATGATGGTGAGCGGGTCTTTGCGGTGCTCGCGAATGCCCTGCTTCACCTCTTCGAACATGCGGGCGATAGAGATGGTCTGAATCGGGTCCGCGTTGGCCGAGGCTTGTTTCGGAAAGAGAATGCGGAAGGGAACCAGGTGGTCCAGCGCGATGGCCTCGTTCGCTTTCCGAAGCACAGCCGCGTAGAAGAACATCTTGATGGCAGAGGTCAGCGGAGGGAATCCCCACTGTTGGTCGATACCGGCGGGTGGCGCGACCTTCATGTGGTAGATGTAGTTCGGTGCGAACTTGAACATCTTGTTGTCGCGCACCGCTTTGAGAAACTCGAGCGGCATCGTGTTGAGCAACAGCTTGTTGCCTTGCCGGATGCGATTCTTGAGGTCTGGCGGGACCGAGTAGTAGTACGTCGACTCTCCCGAAATCGGGTTGTGGTCGATGTCCATCTGTTTGGGGTCCCAGCGGATGATGTTGATGCGGTTCGGGTCGGTGAGGCGCCGGTCGATGACCTTGCCCGCCACGACACGTTTGCACTTCTTGCAGGTGAACTCGAACTTGAGCTTCTTGAATTTGAAGCGGTAGTTGATGTGTTGGATGTTGGTCAGTTTCCCACACTGGGGACACTTCAAGAAGCGCGCGAAGGGTTGGTAGATGGAGATGAAGGCATTGCCGTAAATCCAACGGTCGCGACCGCAGAGGACGAGGATGTCCTTGACCTTGAGGGTCTTCTCGAGCAAGTTCTCGACCTTTGCTTCCAGCCCCTTGTTGGTCGTGGTGTACGAGATGTCGGTGATGGGATACTCAGAGAACTTCTTCAGGGCTGCGAAGATTTGGGCGGAGTTGTAGTAGAGGTACTCCATCCAGGTGAACAGGTCGCGCAGACGTCGCGGTACGAACCCGGTCAAGAAGTCGAACATCGGGTTCGGATGCGAGGCGTTGCCGCGATACAGAGACTCGAGGTCTGCTATCGAAAGGTCCATTGAGATTCCTCTACCTACGCGAAACTTGTACAAAAGGAGAATAGGTCACGTGTCGGAGGATTACAAGCGGGCAGTCTGCAATTTCTGCCCATCCCAGCCCCAGTGCGAGGAGTACCGGGGCAAGATGTGGTGTGGGGAGTGCGAGATAGCGCTCGTCTGCACCATGACCGAAGACGTAGGGGTCACGGACTGCCACGTCGCCAAAAAGTACTGGGAAGAATCTTTACCGCGTAAATGCTTGCTCGCAGAGCAAGCGTTGAGCAGCTTCGTGCGTGCCAGTGCATCATCCCACGGAGCACGCGAAGGCGCGGATGGATTCGTACGTGATAGCCACAGCAAAATCTTCTGTCCCAGATGTCTGCACCCTACGTTCATCGCAGAAACAGGTCACACCTGGGAACCCGCCTTCGGTGGTGGCGGACGGCAGTCCACGCTAAAAGCAACTTGTTGTATTTGTGGACTTGACGTGGAAGTAGCACTGTCGTAGTGTCGGGCAGATAAACATGCAAACGGTGATTCTCAAAGTCACGAAGCTCATGGGGACGCCAGTTTTCACAGCGTTCTCCACGGATATGCGCTTCGCAAAAGTGTACGGTGCAACACGCCTGGGTGAGAAAGACCCCTTGTGGTACTACCCTGCGTTCTACCCTGTCTACCGTCACGTGCTCAACGACTTCAAAGTGTTGCAAGTGCCGCTGGAGCTGTCTGACACCGCCAAGAAAGTGGTGACGCAGCTCGATGAGTACGCCGAACGCATTGAGAAGCGAATACTTCCGCCAGGATTTGAGTTCAAGACCAAGCCGTATGACCACCAGCTAGAAGGTCTGGTGCACGTCCTCTACAACTTCCGTGCGGCACTCTTCTACGCCTGTGGACTGGGGAAGACCAAGGTCGTCATCGATTGGCAGCGTGCCATTGGAGCCAAGCCGCTCATCTTGTGCCCCCGTGTGGTCGTCAAGGTGTGGCCATACGAAGCGCAGCGCCATGGCTTCGAGCAGGAGTTCGCGGTCATCGATGCCAAATCGCGTGCGGAGAAGTTGACGCAGCTAACGGACGCCAAGAACTACCCTGGCATCGTCATCTCCTACGATTCCGCACGACGGTACTACGAAGAGCTGGCCAAGCTGCCGTACAACGCCATCGTGGCGGATGAATCGCACTATATAAAAGGTCACACGAGCAGCCGGTCCAAGGTGGCCATCGAGCTGAGCAAGAAAGCAAGCCGGCGCATCATCATGTCCGGGACGCCTTCTACGGGAGACCCGCGCGATATGTGGGCGCAGTTTCGCTTCTTATCACCGTGCTTCTTGTCCGAGCAGTTCTGGAAGTTCAAGGACACCTATTGCGAGACTGCGCCGCTCAACAAGCGCATCGTGGTGGGTTACAAGAACCTGGATGTGCTCAACCGGCGTGTGAACATCGTGGCGCTTCGCAAAACCAAGGCGCAGTGTTTGGATTTGCCCACACGTCAAATCATCGATATCCCCATCGACCTCGAAGACCATCAGCGGAAAGTCTACAACACTCTCATCTTCACGGAAGAGTACGAGGTCATACGCACAGCGCTGGCGGAGGACAAACTTTTCACAGAGCAGGGCCTCATCGATGTGCCCAACGCAGCTATTCTGGTCAACAAGCTGCTTCAGGTTGCTTGCGGATTCGTCTACCTCAAACCCGATGAGCCACCTATCTGCGACGGTTGCGAACACCTGCGTGACTGCATCAACGAGGGCATCAAACCGTACACCGCTGCGTGCCAGGTCGATTCGACACCGCGTCCGCCAATTGTCGAGCGAATGAAAACGAACGCTAAGCTCGACATGCTCTTGATGAAGCTCGACGAGATTCTTGCTGAGCCGACGCACAAGTGCATCGTCTGGTGTCAATTCTCCGCTGAGATGAATTGGGTGCAAGAAGCGGTTCAGGAGCACTGGAAAAAGACCAAACAGAATCACACGCTGGTGCGTGTGGATGGCAGCACGGGTGCACCGGAGAAGCTCGTCAAGAAGTTCAACACGGACCCTGAATGTCGCGTCTATCTAGGCCAGGTGGAAACCGGTGTGGGCATCACGCTGAACGCAGCGAACTACATGGTCTACTTCAGCTTGCCGTGGAAGCTCCTGGCGTACGACCAATCCATCGACCGCAACCATCGCGTTGGACAAGAACGTGACGTGGTGGTGTTTCGCTTGATAGCGCGCGGTACCATCGACGTGCACGTTGCACGTTCCTTGGCGCTGAAGCGCACGGTGTCCGAAACGATTGTCGCCACTCTGCGGTGCGCTCAATGTGAACGGCAGAAGCGGTGCGAAGACCGAGGCGTGAGCCTCTTCGAGCCTGGCTGTCTCTACAAGCGCCAGGTCGCACGGCCAGTGGCACGTGCAAGGAGCATCAAAGAATGCCCGACATAACACTCAGATACAAACAAGAAGAACTCGAGGACTTCATTCGCAAGATGTTGGCGGCCAAGGGTCTTCAGCCCGTGGACCGCATCGAGTTTCGTCCGCGCATCGTGAACGGGGAACCGCAGTCGTTCGACGTCATCATCGACTGCGAGCCCGGTCCGCTGTTGGAAGAATGTCCGATGTGCCAGACGAAGCTGAGCAACGGGGCACCTGTACCCCCAAAACCCGTGCGTACCGCTCCAGCAGGACGCGTAGAGACGCAGAAGCGCATCGACGAAGAAGAGAGCGAAGCTGCACCAGCCTATGCCGAAGAACGCGACTACCCTGCGGGTGACTTCCCCGTTGACCCTGAGACGCAGGAAGAGCAGGACCCCTCGCTCATCGACCCGGAACTCGGGGAGACGTTCGACCCTCCGTCGCCCGGAGAGGGCACGCCGTCCGTAACGGTATCCACCACGTCATCTACGGATGACGACGATGAGGCCGGAGGCGGGTCGATGAAATCGCTGCTTGCGGCGAACCGGCGTCTCACAGCGCAGCGCGAACGCGAACTCGCGGAGCGCAAGAAGCAGAGCGGCGGTTCGCACATGGCTGGCGAATCGACTCGGCCACCGAAGCCCGGTGAAGGACTCTGATGGCTACACCTAAAAAAGGACGAGAGATGGACCAGCCGATTATCGAGCTGACTCCTGAACTCGTCGAACAACTAGAGCGGAACAAACCCCCTGGCGGGTTCAAGCTTCCGCACGGCTACCTCAGCCATTCGCAAATCGAGATGTACTTGAAGTGCCCTCGGCAGTACTACTTCCGCTACATCCGTGATGAGAAACGACCTCCCGCTGTGGCGATGACGTTGGGCAGCAGCGCGCACAAAGCGGTGGAGACAACGCATCACCACATCGTGGACCACAAGACGCCTGCCCCTATCGAGATGGTCCTTGCGGCGTACTCCGATACCTTCGACAAGAAGGCGGTGGATGTGCCGGACGAAGAGTGGCAAGAAGAAGGAAACGACAAGGGTTCGGTGAAGGACGCGGGCGTACGCCTGGTCACTATCTACAATCGGGACTTTGCACCGTTGGTCAAGCCGCAAGTCAACAACGGTGTGCGGGGCATCGAGAAGAAAATCGAAGTATCTGTGGCGGGTGTCCCGATGGTTGGGTACATCGACCTCATCGACACCAACGCCGACGCCATCATGTCGCCCGAAGAACGCGCGTTGCTTCAGGCCCACGGTGCCGATGTGCCCGAGATGTTTCGTACGGCCGTAACGGACTTCAAGACGAAGTCGAAGTCGGTCTCGCAAGCAGAGATTGACGGGTCCTTCCAGCTCACGTTCTACTCTTACGCGGAAGGCATCAGCATGGTCCGGTACGACCAGCTCCTTCGACAGAAGAAGCCGAAGGTCAAGCGGATGCACTCGCAACGCACACAAAAGGACTACGGCTGGATGAGCGAAATCGTGAGCAGCGTGGCGAAGGCCATCACTGCTGGAATCTTTCCACCCTGCGACCCTACGAGCTGGGCCTGCACGCCGAAGTGGTGCGGGTTCTACCATATGTGTCGCGGCAAGAAACGCTAGGAGCGACTCATGGACAAAAAGTACGTCGAACTGTTGACCGCAGACGAGGCCAAGATACGTGCCGACTTTGCCGAGCTATGGGAGGCCGCAGGGCAAGGAGCCATCACGCCCGACCAGGCGCATCGAACGTTGGACCTGCTGTACAAGCGGTCCATGCTGGACATCATCCACAAGTTGCCCGCCTACGTGGAACACTATCCCGCGAAGATGGGGTATCGCGGACGGCTCAAGCACGTGGACGCGCTGTGGTGGGTTGACCACGCGACCGCTGGCATCAACGGCTGGGGCACCCTCGGGTGGTTCTCCAACAAGCTGCGCACGCACACGAAGAAGTTCACCGACAAAGCAGAGGCGGAGCGTTACGCCAAGAAGCGCAAGAGCAAGGTCGTGCAGAAGAGCGGGAAGTTCTACGTCTCGTGGCAAGGCTACGCCAACGCCATTACGCACTTCGTCGTGCTCCGCGACGGTACGCCGTTCATGATTCTGCCTATCGGTGACGGTTGCTGGGGCGAACCCAAACGCAACGGTGACGCCATCCAGGTCGAGATGGTGAATCCTCTCGTCGTCCGTCGTTCGGGCACCGGCTGGAACTTCTGGGCGGGCAAGATTCCCGACAGCATCGTGCAGTTGCAGCGCCCTGAAGAACTCGACCGCCGTTTCCGAGGTGCGTCGCACATGATGCCCTACCTCTGGGAACAAGTCATCACGAACATCAAGCTCAAGCGGCTCTGCGTCGCTGCGACCATGAAGCAGATGAAACCCGAGGACGTGGAGTTGACGCCTCGCATGGCCCTCGACCGCATGAGCCAGCACACCGACTGGCGCGAGAGCAAGTTCGACATGGGACCGCTCTGGCCCTTCGAGATGTGCAACAAGGCCGCGTTCGAAAACTACCCCATCGAGTCGTACAGCTTCTTCCAGGACTTCATCAAGGCGGGCGACATGGACCCGGTGGCGGACTACGACGAGGTGAAAGCTCTCGCGAAACAAGCCGAAAGCGAAGAGGAAGAGCACGACGTCTGGGACGACGACGAGACCATCGACTCGACCAAAGAGGTACAGGAAGCGCTCGTGCGGCTCTACGGCCCCGAGGCGCTGCCACGCTACGGGGTCGATGGGTCGATGGGCAAAGAGACCACCCACGCTGTGCGGCACTTCCAGGAGGACTGGAACAAGAACCACAGCAACGACCGCATCAAAGAGGACGGAATCCCTGGCGTGGTAACCTGCGCCAAACTCGAGACTGCGCTTGAACTGGCGCAGTTCACTACCACCCCCTTCTAAGAGGAGATACACAACATGAAAGTCACCATCACACTGAAGTGCGACCGCAGCGGGCGGACCGAGGATGTCCAAATCGACAGCGGTGAAATCGAGCAGTATGAGCAGATGCAACAGAAGCGCGAGGCGACGCTCCAGAAGATTCAGGAGTTCCTCGCGTCCATCCCGCCCGAGGACATGCCCGACCTCATCGCAGTCTATCGCGGCGACTTCCGCCACTTCATCAACGTGAGCAAGGAGTACTGCGACAAGCCCGTGGCGCGGTTGCTCGACCAGCTCTTCCACGCCAGCGACCCCAAGGCGCGGGCCAAGAAGGCGAAGAGCAGCAAGAACAAGAACAAGGATGCCAAAGGCAACGGCGCAAAAACGGCGAAAGATGGGGTAAAAGACAAGGCTTCCGCCAAGTCTAGCCCCGACGCCAATCCGCCTGCGGCCACGAAGTAGCCCAAGGAGTTCGTCATGTCCGAAGACCGGGAGTTCGAAAAGTACGGCGTCGAAGAAGTAGACGGCGGAGCGAAGACCGCGAGTGAGGGTACCGACCGCTTCTGTCCCTGGTGCGGCAAGAAGCTGGAGCGTATGGACACCACGAACGTTCTGAAGTGTCCAGAGCACGGTACCGCGCCGTTCGAGGGCACTCGTGAGTAGCCGACGAGACAAAGTCACGCGCGAGATTCTCGAGCGCTACAAGCTGATTCGAGCCGTCCATACCTGCTACTACACGCAGCTAGACCGTGACATTCAGCAAGTAGCGCCCGAATTTTTCTTTCTTGTGAACGATATTCTCGAAGGCAAAGCCATCGATGAATCGCGTCTACGACATATCGACATGCGCCGTGTCGAAGAATTCCTGAAGGAGGACAAATGACAACTCGTTTGGACCAGGCGCTGGATGTACTCCATGCGTTTTCGTCGTCCGTCGCCAAAGCGACGCGACGGCGGCGACGTATACGGCGGGAGCACATCGAAACAGCCGTGAACGCCGTGTCGGCTCTAGCCTCTGCTGTGGCTGTGGTCGTGCCCCAGGCACGTCCGGCTGCGATGGCGATGGGTTCGTTGCAGAAAGCGGCCCCGTCTATCATCAGGGAACGCGAGCAACCCCAGTTGCACATCCCGCGTCCCGAGCTGGACCTGCTGGCTCGTTTGCAGTCGCTCGAAGCGCAGATTCCAACCACGACCGGTGAGCATCGCCTGCGCCTTGAAGCGCAGCGTGACATGCTGCTGAAACTCGTGGAGGACCACGAACAGTACAGATGATTCTCACGGGACCTGAAATCCTTCGCCAACGGGCCGAAGGGCGCATCGCTATTGAGCCCTTCGACCCGAGGCTGATAAACCCCAACAGCTACAACCTGCGGTTGGCAGACACCCTACGGGTTTATCTGCCCCGAGGCGAGACCGAACTGAATGCCTGGATTCCGCACACGCAGTTCCCTGCGGCGAAGTTGGATTGTCGTGCCGACAATCCGACCTGGGCGTTCAAGATTCCGGAAGGAGGAATGACGCTTTACCCAGGTAAACTTTACCTGGGAGCGACCGTAGAGCGCACCGCATCGGACCACTTCGTACCGATGCTCGAAGGGCGTAGTTCGTTGGCACGCCTCGGCATTTCTGTGCACCAAACCGGTGGGTTCGGTGACATGGGCTTTGCCGGAAACTGGACGCTCGAGATTACTTGCGTAGAGCCTGTGGTCATCTACGCAGGTATAGAGGTGTGTCAGGTGCAGTTTTGGACTGCGCAAGGAGCGCAGATGCTTTATGGTCGTCTAAAGCACAAACCCAGCAAGTACTATGAGCAAGTAGAACCCACACCAAGCAAACTATTCACAGAGACAGGAGACACCGATGAACGAGACCGAGCTGACGGTCAAGAAGACCGAAGCGCCTCCGACTGACGGAGCGGGTGGCAGCGTCGCCCCCGCGACCACGTCGGAGACGAAGAAGGCAGAACCGAAGAAGGCGGAAGCCAAGCCGGATTCCAAGAACGGAACCAAGGCCGCCGCCAAGCCCGCGCCGAAGCCGAAGAAGCCCAAGGCGAAGGCCAAGCCCGACGACGAGAACGCGGAGGTGACCTATCTGGCCCTCAGCGAAATCATCGTCGAGAAGGGCCGGAACCCGCGTCAGTACTACGACCGCGAGGCGCTGAAGAAGCTGTCCATCAGCCTCAAGCACATGGGCATGCTTCAGCCCATGGTGGTGCGCACCAAGCCGGACGACAAGAAGTACTACCTCGTCGCGGGCGAGCGGCGTTACCGCGCGGCCAAGCTCATCAAGATGAAGACGGTTCCGTGCGTCATCCGTGAGCTGATGTCGGACGCGCAGGTCGCCTACGCCCAGCACGCCGAGAACGCGCACCGCGAAGACCTCAACCCCATCGAGTACGCGCAGAGCATCGCGAACTTCATCGGGCAAGAGGTCGAGATGACCAACAAGAAGACCGGCCAGAGCCAGGTTGTCACGGTCAACGCCAAGATTGCGTCGGAGGTCTACAGCCTCTCGCAAGGCGCGGTGAGCCAGTACCTCGCGCTGCTCAAGCTCCCCCAGCCCATCCAGGAAGCTGTTCGCGATGGGAAGGTGAGCTTCGCCCAGGCGCGCATCATCTGCGGTGCCAAGGAGCACGACGACCAGATGGCTCTCTTCAAGGAGGTCATGTCGGGCGAAGCCAAGCGTGCGTCTGACGTGAAAGAAGCCGCCGAGAAGAAGCGCGCCAAACGGAGCGCCAAGGGCGAGGGCAAGAAAAAGCGGGGGCGTCCGGCGCAGACGGACGACGACATGCCCAGCGTTCGGCAGAACCTGGACACGGCGCTGGAGCGGCTGCGTACGGTCAAAATCGCGTCGCGCACCAAACCGGAGCTGCGCGAGAGCCTGGCCGTGAGCTACGAGCGCCATGAGCGCGCCAAGAGCGACGAGAAGAAGCAGTACTACAAGGGGTTCATCGCAGCCCTGGAGTGGACTGCGGGCTTCCGGGACAAGCTCTAGTTCCAGTACACGTCGTTTGCGCTGGTGATGCGTCGCTGGCGCAACCTGCACCGCAACTCTGTCAACGCATCTTCCTTGATTTGCCGGACACGCTCCGGACAGACACCGAGCTTCTCGGCTATCTCCCGGAGCGTCTTTCGGTCTTCACGCAGACCGTAGTACGCGATGACGACGTACGCGTGACGGTCTTTCAGTGCGTGGAGAAGGTCCTGCAAGAGACGCCGTGCGTGTCGTTCTGCGTAGTGACCTTCGGTGTCGCTCTCTTCGTTGATGCAGTCGTTGACCAGTTGATGCGTCGAGGAGTGAGGCGGCATAGACATCGCCTCTTCGTAGGAGATGTAGGTGAACCCAGCGTTCTCCCCCGCCTGACGGGCTCGGTGATGTTCCTTCTGTTTGTAGGGAGGGATGTGAACTGGAGAGGCATCGTAGAGCGTTGTGCGAATCGCTTCGGTTATCCACCACGCGGCATAGGTTAGGAAACGCGTGGTGTACCTTTGCGCGTCCGTGTGCCGCAAAGCGCGATTGCACTCTTGGCAGCGCTGATGCTTCGGTCGAGCGACATAGTTGTTCCTGCCGCATCGAGGACACCGAATCATCCAAGGGCGGTAACGGTCGACGGCGACCATGAGGCCCACGTTCCCTGCTGCGATGAGATTGTGCAGGAACTCGGTGTCTCCGCGATAGTACTGACGCGCGGTTTTGATAACGAATCGAAGCCCGCCCTCGACGAGAAGTCGACGAGCTTCTGGGTCTCCTTGTTCATGGTAGCGTTCGAAGAGCGCACGCTCTTCGCTCGCGTCCGCAGGCATCCTGGCACGACTTACTTCTACAAAGTAGCGTGTGTGCGACCTGTCATCGGCATACACGTTCATTTTTCCTCCGTTATGGGGCCGTAGTATATCAATTAAGGTAAACTTTGGCAAACTTGTGGTTATTTGATGTTTTCTAAATAATCACGCATCTGTACCCTTGACTTCCCTTCGGGACCGGGTGTACTGTCGGCCTTCATGACTCAAACAAACAGGAGAATGACATGACAAAGAAGCAGGAAGGGGCAAGCCAAGGCTCCTCCAACGAAGAGCAGACCCCGACGAACGGAAAGAACCTCCCCGCCACGCAGGACGACTATCACAAGATTTTCGTCCCCGCCCGCGACAAGATGGTCAAGAGCCTTACCACGCTCGCGGACAGCACCACGGACGCCGAAGCCAAGAAGCTCATCTCGAGCCTGGCGAAGTCCGCCAACCCGAAGAAGAAGGGTCGGGAGGAGATGGAGTCGCGGTGGATTATCCCCACCGTGCGCATCGTCCACGGGGTCACCAAAGAGAAGCCGGATGGAGCCGAGCCCGGCGACCTCTACACCACGAGCGGCTTCATCCTTCAGCAGCCGTTCAAAGTCACCCCGCTCTACATCTACGAGCAGAACCGGATGTTCCCGGACGGCGGTGGCAAGGCTCCGGTGTGCTTCGCGCCCGACGCCAAGTACGGTAGGCCCTTCGGCAAGTGTTCGGAGTGTGCCAACTACCCGATGACCAAGAACGCGACGCGCACGCCCACGGACTGCGACAATGGCATCTGCTTCATCGTCCTCTCGCAGGACATGAAGCTCTACCGGCTCGAGTTCTTCAAGACCTCCAACAAGGCGGGTCTCAAACTCGACCAGCTCGCGTCCGCGACCGACAACATCTGGGACCGCTGGTTCAGCATCAAGACCCAGCTCCAGTCCAGCAGCGGCAACGAGTGGCACATCTTCCGCGTCTCCGCCGCGAACGAGGAGACCCCGGAGTACGTGCGCGACGCTGCCGACATTCTCTACGACCTGATTCACGCCGAACGGACGGTCTACCTCAACCAGCACTACGCGATGGCTGAGGCGGGCGACCAAGCGGCGGCGTCGGTCAAGGAGAACGTCGACATGGACAGCCTGGGCCTGGGTGATGACGACGGCGGTGACAACCCGGACCTGTCCGACGGCGGCATCTAACAGTCTGTAACGGTGGTACGTGTCACCAGGCCGCACCGTCTCTCCGCAGTCATTGAGGCGGTGCGGCCATGTACGTAAACGCAGACGTTAGGAGGTCTCCGTGGACTTTTCAGAAGCTGTACTAGAGTTTGCGCCATGGTCGTACTCCATGGCCAACAAGGCACACACGTGTCCTTTTGCATTTCATCAGAAGTATGTAGCTAAAGAGAAGGCCAAGGAAGCTCCTCGCATCGACAACCAGGTGGGCACGGCCGTGCACACCATCCTGGAGTTGTGTGTTCGTGGAGCAACCATCGATGCCGCCTACCAGAAGGTGGTATCCGATGGGTTGCTCTATGAAGTGGAAATCTCCATCCACAACTTTCGTGTGGCCATTGAAGAGTTCCTGGCGGGATTGGAGCGCTTCAAGACCAAGTTCAAGGTGGTCAAGGTCTACCCGGAAAAGAAGCTTGGACTGACCAAGGACTTCACTGCTACCGACTACTGGAACAAAAAAGATGACTGCCTAATTCGGGGCGCCATCGATTTAACCCTTCTCACGGGTTTCAAGCAAGCAGCCATCATCGACCACAAAAGTGGAGCCAAGAAGGAGCTGAGCACGTATGACCACCAGGTAGGGGTCTACAGCCTGCTCGTCGACGCCTACGTTGACAATCTCCGTGCTGTTCGCACGGGCATCCACTACGTTGGTGCAAGCAAAAACCGCAACGGAACGCGGACCGAATGGGCACCTGAGTACCCGATTGAAACGGTTCGAACGCGGTTTCGTGAGGATGTCACGCAGTGGCTGAACGAGGCCGCTGAGCATGCGCAAACGACTGTAGCGAAGGAGAGCTGGATGTGTGGGTTCTGTGGTTATCAGCACCTATGCCCGTTGAGAAAATGACAAGGAAAGTGAAAGTAGCATGCCTGGGAAGAAAGGTAGGAAGTCCAATAAGTCCAAAACTGACACAGCAGCGATAAAACAAATCTGGGGGCAAATCGACGTGGCCGACTGGCTCAACGTCGTACGACAGGCCCACCCGAACAATCGCTGGACCTACAGTCGTCAGACCATCAAGGGGCAGTGTCCTTTTCATCAGGACAGAACGCCCTCGTTCGTCATCGACCTCCAGAAGAGATACGCCAAGTGCTACAGCAGCGCGTGTGGCAAGTTCTTCTGGGACCCGGTGCGCTTCTACATGGCGATGCAGGGTGGTGGGATGCACTACCACAAAGCCCTGATGGACATGAAGAACCGCTTCGGCATCCAGATGTCGCAGGTGGTCATAGGTGAAATCGGCAAGCGTCAGAAGCATCGCGAAATGAAGAAGCTCCTCTTCGAAGTGATGCGCGGCGAGCTGATTGATTGCTACTCCCAACGGAACTCCAAGACGCCAGACCAAGACCTTTTTTACGCTCAAGACGCCTTGGCGTATCTCGACAGTCGTGGCATCCCTCCGGTCTACCACCTGTTGCCCATCGGTGTGTTCCCACCACAGCTCCGTCTCGAAAACCTCATCAAGCAGAAGCTGCCGTTTCTCGGCAAGCACATGAGCAAGGTGTGGGACGACATCAAAGAATACCTCGACCTTCAGAATCGCAGCATCGATTGGGAAGGCTCACTGGTGTTTTTCACGGGTAGCTCACCCCAGGACATCGCGCGGCTCAAGCTACGCCAGGTGCCGCCACCTCAGCAGAGCAATTTCGCTCATGTCACCGATGAGAAGAAGATGTGCTTTATCCCGGACGAGTACGAACACTCGAACGGCATCTACGGTCTCTTCGGAACACCGCTATACCAGCCCTACCTCGCACGTGACGACGTGCGCTCGTTCTACTACATGGAAGGCGAGTTCGACGCGCTGTGCATCATCGCCCAGCAGTGCCATACCAGCGATGTCGGCTTCTTTGCGTTCTCAGGAGGCGGCGGGTCGGCCCAGGGGCTCGACTCTATGGCGCACTTCGGCTTCGACACGGCCTACGTCGTCGGCGACCACGACAAGGCGGGTAAGGGATTCGTTCAGCGCGTGTTGGAGAGCACCCAGAAAATCGCGACGCGTGCCTTCGAATGGCCGCGCGTGCTTCTGGACGATGGCAACGGGGGCGTCAAACCGACTACCGACCCTGCGGAAGCGATACAGACCCTCGGCTACGACGTGGTCAACGCTGAGTTCCGCAAGGAGCAGAACTTCATCAAGCCGTACCAGTGGGCCGCCAACCAGGCCATCGCTGAAATGAACGGCATCGACAAGGATGACATCCGTCATCTGACATCGGTGGCTGCCAACTGGGGCAAGTTCGTCACGGACGCCGCTGAACAGCACGCCTATGTGAAGGAGGTCGCTGACCAGTTTGATATCAGCAGCGGCCAGGTGCTCACGGAAATCAAAGCGGGCGAAGAGAACGAGGAGGCGTTCATTGAACGCATTCGCGACTACCTCGCGAATCGGCTACACATCCTACAGCGGTTTCGCCAATCGGGGTCACACATCATCCGCGTCTACGATTCGGTGAGCAAAGAGATTTACGAACTGCCCATCGAAGAGAAGATGAAAATCACGTCGGCTATCGGCGCGATGACCGGAAAAGACTTGCTCCAGTTCATCCGCGAAGACGTGGGTGAACCCGCGTTTCTCGAAGTCGATGAAGACTCGGACAAGCAGGTCTACATCACGCTGGCCAACAAGTGCGCGGAGTATGTGAAGGCCGCCGTGACGCGCTTGGCAGGCACCTCGGTGAGCGATTCGCTCATTCGTCAACTAGGCGCGGGGCTGCACTGCATTTCTCCGAACGTGGATAATCCCGACGAGACTTTCAGACTTTACCACGTAAATGGCCTCCGCATGCTGCGTGGAGACTTCGATTCAAGCGGCAAGCTGGTGTGGAAAGACCTCTCGGGACCATCGGACTCGTCCGTGGTCGTGTTTTCTGAGGGTGACCTCTATCCGCGCGTCTTCATGCCACACATCCGCAACGCTGCTGACCTCAACAAAGAACCCGAGTTCACCGCCGAGGAGCTATTCGACCTCATCAACTCGATGCTCGATGTCGGCTGGGACTTCAAGAACCACAAGGTGACCTGTGAGCTGCTCACTGCGTTTTGCATGAGCCTGCCCATCGCCAACTGCGTTGGTCGTCAGCCTTTGTTCATGGTCACGTCTGAGCAGTCCAGCGGTAAGTCGAGCCTCATCGGTGGCTTCATTGGACGCTCCAACCTTCCACGTATCAACATCGTGCAATCAAGCGTCTACACGGACAACTACACCGTCGCGGGCATCCGGCAGCTCATGAATCGCAGCAGTCTATGCCTGTGCCTTGACGAGTTCGAGGACAAAGGTGGCAACGACCGGCGCAGTTCCATCACCAAAGGTATCCTTCAGCTCTTCCGAGGCCACTCCAATGAGGAAGGGCTGACGGTCATCGGGTCAACCACAGGACAGCATCGGTCCTTCTACTTCCACAGTCCCGCTATCGTAGCCGGTATCCGTGGGCTTCAAGAAGCGGCTGACATCAGCCGTTTCATCAAAATCGAGATGGACAAGAAGGGTGAACGTGAGTCACCCGAAACATTGCTGACACGTGAGTTCGGTGAAGACCTCATACGCAAGGTGCGCTTGAACCTGCCGCTCGTGATGTACCGCAAGGCGAAGGAGTTCTACGCGGCCTACGACCGCATCGACAAGGAGTACCAGGACGGCGGTGGTTTGGAGTTCGGCCGCATCACACGTAGCCGCGAGCACTTCTACAGCTCGATGGCCATCATGGCGGTATGCAACAAGGACTACCATCGGTTCATTCGTACCTACTTCCGTCAGCACCGCCTCGACCTCGAACGCATCTCACAAATCTCACTGAGCAGCGACCTCCTCGATGAAGTTCTTCACACACCCAATATCCGCATCAACGACCTCGAAGACACCCGACCAAAGAGCCTGAATAACATCCTGTCGAGCGGCAACCCCGAAACGCTCAACCAATCGTACAGCGGCATCTACTACGATTGGGAGACCAAGTGGATTGCAGTCCATTGGCCGACGGTCAAAGGAACCAAGCTGCTGTCTGAACAGGAGTTCCGCAACCGCGACCCAGGATGGCTCAAGAACAATGCTGCGCGCAACAAGTACCACGTACCGGACAGCGAGGCGCAACGGTCAGGCATCTTTCAGAGGCTCGAGCCCTACATGGGCAAGGTGACGTTTCGCACCAGCGTGAGCGTCTTCAACGTGGAGGAGCTGATAGGTGACGCAGCAAAGTCACGTGTCACTCCCACCGTGCGCGGACGTGAAAGCATCGACATGCTCGCCGAATACGAAGAGGTCATCAGCAAGCGCAAACACCCCAAACCCCCTGCGAAAAACGAGGGCGCACGTGGTACAAGCAAGGGCACGCCCGAAGTTAGTTCGCAAAAAGAACCTGACCTCACCGAGGACGATGATTTGGACTGAGCATGGCAAAACCTAAACCCATCGCGTGCGGCAAATGCGCGCTCCTGAACGAACGCATCGTTCCTCCGAAGTTACCCAGTAAAGAATCACCGACCACCATCATGTTGGTCGGTGACCATCCTTCGCTGAGTTTTCCGGAGAACGGTGCGCCCTTCAGGGACCGCAACGGCACGGTAGTCGGCATGCTCCTTCGAAGGTTGCAAGCCCTCTACAACACATTCGAACGCGGGCCACACCGCTGGTACAATCTTCAAACGTACATGGGGTACGCGGTGCGCTGCTGCACCGACGACACTCCCAAGAAAGATGTCATCACGGTCTGTCGCACGCACTTGGACCGTGACATCTTAAAAGTCCGTCCGAAACTCGTTGTTACTTTTGGTGCGATGCCAACGCAAGCGTTGCTTCGCACCAAGGTGAAGTTCAGCGATGTGCAGGGTTCCTTTTTATCTGCGCTTGTGAACACCGAGGATGGTCCATTCCGTTACGAGATTTTTCCCACGTACTCCCCGAAGGCTGTTTTGGCCAAGCCGGGACTCTTCGATGAAATGCTACGCGAGTTGCGCCGAGCGTACCTCCACGTCGAGGGTCTTCATGAAACGAAGACGCTCTCTGAAGAGACGCTCCGTGAGACCTACCGCTTTCCACACACGGTCGAGGAAGTAGCCGCGCTCTGCGACGAAATCATCAACTACCACAATGAGGGCCAGGACCCCGACAAGCACTTCATCTCGGTTGATACTGAGACGTCGTCGCTTGAGATGTATGACCCCGAGTCGCTGATGATTATGATTTCGTTCGCCTGGGCGAATCGCCACGCAGCGTCTATCGTGCTCGACCACCCGCGTGGTTGGTGGAAACCGGATGAACTCGAGCAGGTGAAGTATCATGTACGCCGGGTTCTCGCCTGTCCGAAGCCCAAAGTTCTGCACAACCACAAGTTTGACGAGCAGGTCATCGTCCACCGTTACGGATGGGACTTGGTCAACGTGATGTGGGACACCATGGGTGCCGAGCATCTCCTGGAGGAAGACAAGAAGGGTGCCTATGGGCTGAAGTCGCTCACCAAAACGCGTCTGCCGTTGTACGCGGGCTACGAAGATAAAGTTGCGGAGCTGCGGGACCAGCACGGCGGCAAGACTCGAGCGGAAGAAGGCAAGCGCTATCGCAAAGCGGTGCTGCACTACGAACAGGCCATCGTCGAACACGCCGAGCGCATGGTCGAATACGACACCGAATTCGCGGAGTATCAGAAGAAGCTTTCGCACTGGGAAGCCAAGCGCGAAAAGGAAAAAGAGCGCGCGGCCGAAGCGCGCAAGAACAAGGCGCCAAAAGAAGAACGGCGCATGAACAAGGACGCATACGGGAAGAAGCCGCCAAAACCGCGCAAGCCCGCAGCGCCCCAGGAACCGACGCATCAGGAGCCATTCGATTTCACGAAGATACCTCTGAACGACCTCGAGCTATACGCCGGTGTCGATGCAGACGTGACGCGGCAACATGTACTTCACCAAGCCAAGCGCTTTGACTTGGAGCACAAACAAGACGTCGCCAAGTGTGTGCAGTACCGCGTTGACCCGCCGCCACCCGTGCGTCGATTGATGCGCAGTCACGTCATTCCAACGAGCACTTCGTTGGCACAGATGGAGTACACGGGTTTCCCGGTGGACCTTCCGTACGTGGAGGAACTCGATTCAAAGCTCGCTGTCGTGGTGCAAGAAGCCGAAGAACGACTCTATGAGCTGGCGGGTGAGAAGTTTGTCATCAACAACCCCGCTGAGATTGCACGCATCATGTTCAGCTCCGGGTTCTACCAGGATGGCAAGCGCGTCATCGTCCCTCGTGACAAGAACATCAAGAAGACGACCAAAGGACAAATCAAGTCCGACGAGAAGGCGCTGCTCTATGTTGCCAACACCTACGGGTTCGAGTTTCCCCGTGTGGTTCTGACGCACCGAAAAGCGCAGAAGGCACGCAGTCCTTTTCTCATCAACGTGCGCGAGCACGCCCGCTTTGACGGGCGGATGCACTCGACGTTCTGGCTCACGGGTACGGGTACTGGCCGTCTCTCCTCTTCTGGGGAGAACATGCAGAACATTCCCAAGAAGCTGGCTGGCTTCAACATCAAGAAGGTGTTTGTACCACCCGAGGGTCACGTCCTCGTCAACACGGACGCCAAGGGCGCGGAGATTCGTATCTTCGCCGCCTACTCCCAGGACGAAAAACTCATCACGGCCATCAACGATGGGCTGGACACGCACAGCTTCTTCACCGCCAACGTCTTTGGTGAGACCTACGAAGACGTCGAGCGTGCTCGCGATATCGTCGACCAGTACTACGCGGGCGGTGCGGGCCTTGCGGAGGACCTCGTCAAGTGGGCAGAGAAGCTGGTTCGCAAACGCACCAACTGCAAGCGCGTGGTGTTCGGAACACTCTACGGGGCGATGGCAGCCAAGATAGCCGAGACGGCGGGCATCTCCCTTGAAGAAGCACAAGAGGTCATCGACCTCATGTTTCGGATGTTCCCCTCCATTCCCGCATACATCGACAGCACACAGCGCGAAGTACAACTCTTTCGTTGGGTCGCAACCAAGACCGGACGGAAGCGCCGCTTCCCGATGGCCGATATGCGGATGTTCCGCAATCGGTGCTATCGTCAGGCTGTCAACTTCAAGATTCAAAGCACCAGCTCTGACATCGTGCTCTGGGTGCTGAACCAAATTTTCCCCATCATCATTAACGACCTCCAGGGTCAGTTCCACGCCACAGTCCACGACTCGATTGTCTTGTCAGTGCAGCCGAAATATGTGACACAGGTGCGTGACATCATGCGCGAGTACGGCACCGACCACGTTGCCAAGGAATTCCCGTGGTTACCCGTGCCGTTCTTGTGGGATGTTGAAGTGGGACCGAGCTACGGCGAGGTTGCTGATATCGAGAAATACCTACAAGGACAGGCACAACATGACATCGAAAAACAGAAAGAAGAGCCCGAAGAAATCATCTCCGGTGAAGAAATCCGGGCCGAAATCAACGAGTACTTCGCCAATTAGCGTGCGCGAGTACGAGGCTTGTGGCTTCCGCATTGCGCTGAAGCAGCAAACCATCGGCAAGCGCAGCGCTACGTGCGACGTTACCGAAGAAGAGCTGCCGAAGATTCCGAAGGAGAACATCATCTCGCAACAGCCGAAAGAACCGGCCAAGTTCGAGATGGCGGAACCGCCTAGCATCCTGTCTCCCGGTGACGACCCCGAGGCCCACGCCAAGGCGCACCAGGAGTACCGGGCAGCCAAGGAACGTTTCGAAGCGGCACACGCGGACGACCCTCCGATGGTGACACTCAACCTCTGGGTGCCTGTGAAGGTGACGCTTCAGGTGCTCATGGATGGGCATGAGGTCAAGATTTTCCACACGCTTCGGGGTCCTGTGATGGGGCTCGTCAAGAGCGAAGACCTCAATCGCGCGTATCTCTACTCTCCGTGCTTTATCGACCCGAACATCGAACGTGGGCGTGTGCACTACCTGCCCATCGCGTTCGCCGGGTTCGAGTTCACACTGTACAAAGGTGGCATCGGCGAAAGCACGCCACAGGAAGCTGAAATCGAAGGCTACCCGTACTTCGTGGAACGGAATCGAAAGGGTGACTACACGTTCCGGATGAAAGCTGCGTATCACCACATCGAAGCCGACTACCCCGAAGACGCCAAGCTCATCTCAGCCGATGGTGCGCCACGCGACGCCTTAATGGGCCTCGTCGCAACGTCGGACACGCGAGAGCAGAAGCTTGTAGACCGTGCTCGACAAGTCAAGGCACTCCAAGAGCAACAGGAACAAGCGGCCCAGGCAGCAGAAGACACACCTCCGGTCACTCAAGCGGAACAGAAGGCGCCAGATTCCGAAGACACCAAGGAGGGCTCGGACGCTGAGGTCGAAGGTTCGGCTCCTCCTCCGCAGGATGCTCCTGTGGAAGAGCCTGTTGCGGCTGAGTAGTACAGAAACACCGTACGTCTAGCCGATTCAGTTGGCACCTCGCAAGGGGAGGTGGCGATACGCCACCACTTTGCTTTCTTGCCCGTTGGCTAGCGCTGGAAGCGTTAGGGGCTCGAGCAAAGTGCAAAGTCGAAAGGCCGAGGGCGCGCTATCATCGATGAGGTATTCGACCTCGCGCGGCGCCGGCGGCCCCCAGAAACCTAGTGAATCGACACGTCTCACGTCCTGTGTTAGGGTACGTCTTGCTTTTCGTCTAGTTAAAAAAGCATTATGCGAGGGATGGTGTTACGCCATCTGTTTCTCTCGACTCTTCGTAGTCTCGTCCGGGCGCCGAGCGCTGCTCGAGCGCGCCGGCGGAGGGTGAATCACCTCAGTAGACGAAAGCACCATGGACCCCACGCGACCCAGTCTTCTGCTACGCAGCCGACTGGGTTCCCGCGTGGACCTAAGTGAACGCAGTTCAGTCTGTCCACCTTGGTGGCGAAGGCGTAACGCCTTCATTTCTTGATTCACGACGTGGCGCGCTTCAGAGCCCCCTGCGGGGACAGCTTCGCTGCGCCAACCAAGTGAACTGCTAAGATGCCTGCGACAGCGTGACCTTGGTCGGTCACGTTCTCATCGGCAATCCAAGTGAACTGCTTGTGCCCTCGGACAGCAGGTCCACGCTACGCTTTGGACCTGTCGGTCCTCCGGCAACCAAGTGAACTGCTACGAGTCCTTTCGCCCTGGCTTCCAGGCGAGGTTTCACCTCGACCTTCCAGCCCGGCGACGGACATCCAAGTGAACTGCAATGAGCCTAGCCCCTCGCTAGCTTCGCCAGGTCGGGGCGCATCCAAGTGAACTGCTGTACGTCAACTGCCCGTCGACGGGTGCCGTCGACAGTCCTTGAACACAGTAGATGACTCTAGCGCTTGCCGTAGGTAGCAGGCAGACGATGTTACGTCGTCATCGGGTACCGATGGAAGAGCCTGACGGAAGCTCTCCCACAGGAAGAGCCACCCGGTCCTCCCTAGCCTATTTTTTCTTTCTCGTAGTCTTCGACTCTCGCAAGAAAAAATAGCCAGACTCGGCCCGAGCGGCTCTTCCTGCTCCCAGAACTCAGTAGAGTCACCCGGTGAATTCCATGTCCATCAGGACGATTTTGGCGGCGAGCCAACCGAAGAGTTGGGCATGGAAAGCATCATCGGGCTGCGTAGGTGCGTGTCGCCACACCTTGAGGCCGTTCTTCGTGACTTCCTCGTAGATGTTGAGCACGTCTTGGATGGGCGTTGTCATGTAACGCTCATCTGGATAGATGACGCCACCGCGCTTGAGCACCATGAAGTAGTTGTCCATCAGCGTGGTGCGGTCAGCGTGGTAGGCGTCCGCTTCTTCGTTCCAGACGATGGGCGCAGCCTGGGCACCGTATTTGACCTGGGTCATACGGTGACGCCCCAGGATTTTCTGCAACTGCTTGTTGGCCAGGTGCCCTTCTCCTCGGTCACCTACCGTCAAGGAAACGTTGTAGTTTTGGATGACCTCGGCAACATCGTCCACGACGGTGACCGGGTTCGTTACCGGGTAAACTCGAAAGAAGAGCGTCTTGAGGCGGTGGTCACGTGTCACGCCGAAAATCCACAGCACCGTGCGGCTGACGCCCTCGGTGCCTCCGCCCGACCAGTCCACGCCTGCCACGATGTGACTGAACGTCTCCATGTTCTTCGGAGGCGTGCGGTACACATCGTAGGGTTTGCACAACGAGAGCAACTCTTCCTTGCTGATGAGACGTGCACCGAGGGCGTCAGAGATGCCGAGCACCTCGTTCTTGAACTTGGTCTCGGAGTAGCGTTCCAGTTTGTTGATGATGCGTGCCCAGCGGTGGGGCTGCTCCATGTTGAGAGGAAGCATAGGTTGCGAGATGTGCATCCCCTTGAGCGAGGAATCAGGGTTGAAGTCGTACCACTGTCCCGCACGTGGGTTGAGCAGATGACCACAGCTCAAACAGATAGGACCGGTCTTCCCGATGGACTTGTCTGTTTCGATGAAGTTCCACTTGTCGCAGCCCTCGCACTTCATAATCCACTCGGTCTTTGTCGAGATGGACCAGAGGTACTCGATGGTGTTCTCCATCGTCTTGGGCGTGCCTGCGTAGGTCTCGTAGCCGTAGTTCGAGTTTCCCATGCACTCGTTGATGACCGGGATGACGTCCTCGTAGAGCATGTCCTGGACCTCGTCGTAGTTGACGCGGTCTGCCGTGTTTCCTCGAGCGCGGTCCGGGTCGTCTTGCGCGTAGGTGAACTTCACCTCGGAACCGTTGCGGAACATGCGCAACATCGTGCGGTGGGTGAAGTCACTGGCAGCCCAGTACTTACGCACCAGCGGTGAGTAGTGAACTGTCTTGCCGATACGCGTGTTGGAGAACGTCTGCGTTTGTTCCTGGGATGGTGACACGTAGAGGTTGCGGAAGTGAGGAATGCCGAGCGACTCGCAGATGATGAAGTTGCACAGCGTAGTCGATTTGGCGACCTGCCTCCCGCACTTCATGAGCAGACCCTGGTTGTGCCCGTCGTAGATGTCAGGGAAAAACGGGTAGTCGGCCAGGCTGAACGGAGCCCCGTCCAGATACAGCAACTTCTGCGCGAGCTGGGAGCGGCGCTGGCTGGGGATTCCATGTAGGTCTGCTACGTTGACCATCACCTAAAAAATAGAAGATTTCGGAGGGAAAAACAAATGCCTTCAGAGCACATTCGGCTCACAGAGCCAGAAAAAATTGAGGGGGTACGGCGTCAGGTAGTTGTCGAAAGGCGCGTAGTTCTCGTCGCCTTTGCAGCACAGATGACGTCGTACCCCCTCCTCATTGCACCCGATGACGGAGTGCTGCACATCGGTTTCGAGAAGTCCTATGGCGGGGGTGACCGTGGCAAGGGCTTCTACTACGTCGCACAGATGGAGTTCTCCAAGAAGGGTGCGTACCCGCTGATGCTTGGTCAGCTCCACGCGGGGTACGTCGCCGAGAAGCTCGGTCTCAAGACCGACGCGTGTGCGAACAACGTGACCGCGTTCTTGAATGCGGTTGGTGCAGACGATGTTCGTGCTTTCCTGAAAACCGTCCCCTTGCGCGGGGACCATGTCGACCACTATAAAGTGGCATCAGGGAGTGGTTTTCTCCATGTCGCAGAATAAAGTCGTTGAAGAAGAAAAATTCTACACCAAACTCGGTGTGTCCCTTGCTTCGCTGAAAAACGCTCGCAAAGCCATCGAGGCGAATCGTACGTCGGGCAACGTCATCTGTCTCGTCGGTGCGGCTGGCATCGGCAAGACCCACCTCATCAGGCAGGTCGCGGATGACCGCGTGCCGTTTACCCCGTTCGAATGGCATGGTAAGGAGTGGACCAAATCGGTGCCCGTGAAGGCGCTGTACCTCGCCCACATGCAGGCCGAAGACATGGGCGTTCCGTATCCGTCGCGCGCCAAGCGCAACGAGCTGCTCAAGGAGTGCGACCTGTTCATGCGTATCGCGCAGATGGCGCAGAACGGTATGGGAGACCGTGCGAAGGCACACGCCATGGAGCTAGCCGAGCACGTGTTGAACTCGGGCTCCGCACTCGAGGACGGGACGTTCGAGTTCTTGGTTGAGAAGAACCTCAAGGACTTGCCGCCTGAAGGCATCCTCTTCCTCGACGAGTGGAACCGTGCCGACAAGAGCGTCATCAAGGCGTTCTTTACGTTGCTCGAAGACCGCGAAGTCCACGGGCATCAGCTCGTTCCGCCAGGAGTGCAAATCGTTGCAGCGATGAACCCCAGTGACGGGGCCTACTCCGTCAACGAGGCGGAGAAGGACCACGCATTCCGACGCCGGCTGTCCTTCATCGCCGTGACCGCGAACACGGGTGCGTGGCTCGAGTACGCTGAGGGCAAGTTCCAGGCCATGCTCTACGACACGAAGCTGCGCGACGCGGGCAAAGCATTCCCGTGTCCTGCTACCTGGGAGAAGGTCAGCATCATTCTGCAAGACGCGGAGAAGTCTCAGCGCGACTTGCTCGATGACGGTGTCGCTCTCAGCATCTCGGGTCACATCGGTCAGGCCGTGGGGTCGCAGTTCATGGCCTACGTGAAGGACAACGAGGTGGTCATCAACCCTGAAGAGGTGCTCAACAAATACACGGACAAGAGCAAGGTGCGCCGCAAAGTGCTGCGCCTGGTGGAGCTGGCGAGAAACGACGTG